ACTTTTTTTCATAGTCAAGTTTGCAATCTGTTTTATTAAATTCGCCTTTATAATACTCTATCCATTTACCAGAAGTCCTATTGTATTTATCTATAATAAGTATCATCTGGTCTTCTAGACTTGAATTGCGCACAAGCTCGTAATCACTCCCAAACAGATTTATTTTACCATCAAGTGAAATACGGAAAAATTCTTGCCCACTTTCTTTAGCATATTTCTTATTAAGCTCTTTATAATGTGGATTTACTTCTACTTTATCACCACCATTCTTCAATATGTAAAATTTATATTTTGGAGGTATCATATCTTTAATTCTTTATAATTCGTTTAACATTTTTATGCTGAATAACTACTGTGCCGTTAGGTAGTGTATAATATTTAGTTTCGCTCTGTTTTCTAATACTTCGCACATCATCCTCTATTTTTGAAAGGTCCACGCTTCCATTAGAATTAAGAGAAATATTCAACCCATCTGAGCTAGCAAATGCATTAAGATATTTATCTTCAAATGTTCCTTTATTTAGACTATTAATAACATCTGGAAGTATCTTTTTGTATTTCCTAGTTCGCTTCTTACTTATAATAGCAAGTGCTTCTCCACCTTCAGCTCTCATTCTGCGCTTCTTCTTATTCTTTACGCCCAAATCAATATCATCACCAGATGCATGAGAGCCTCCTTCCAAGAACTCAAGACCTCCTTCTCCATATTCATCAGACTGGCTCGCTGTTACTTGTTTGGCTTTAATTTTAGCTACTGCAAATGATGTCCACATTGTAGCAATAGCAGCTAATGCGAGAGCTGGGCCAACAATAGGAATTGAAGAGAATGAACTCCACAAATTAGCAGATGCTGTGACAAGCGAAGATGCCTGAGTAACAGTGTTCATTGCTTCTTGACGTTTTTGGGCCGCCTGCAGCATTTTTTGTTTTTCTTGCTGATTTTTCTTTTCTTGCTCTAATTCTTTTTTAGCAGTAGCTACGTTATTAGCATAGCCATTATTGCGAGCCTCAACCTCGGCATCATAAGCTTTTTGTGCGGCCTCTACTCGAGCTTCAGCTGCTTCTACAGCCTGTTCAGCTAATTCAACTTCGGCATCCATAATGGATTGAAGCTGTTCTATTACTATATTTACAGCATCTTTTAGGGCATCAATCTGGTCATCATCAAAGCCAAGTTTCTCAAGCAAAGTACCGCCTAAACCTTTTTTACCGATGTTTTTAATAAAGTCATCAAGCTCTGATAATTCACGGTCGATGCCTTTAACCGTGGCTTTAGCAGCATCAATCTGAGCTTGACTCCAATCTAGTCCACCAGCTTCTGCTAAACGTATTTGTTCTTGCCATCTAGCTTTTTCTTGTTCAAGCTTAAATCGGGTTATCTCAGTTTCACTGCGCTTAACTTCATTAAATACAGCTTCATCAAGAGCTTGTTGCTCATCGAAGCTTGACATATTAAAACTACCAACAGTAATAGCTTTTTGTTTATCAAAAGATGCATTTATAGCGCTTGTAGGTTGTCTTTTAGCTTCTGGTAACTGAGCATTCTTAAGTAATGCTATTTGTCTTTCTACATCTAATCGCTTTAATGAATTGCTGAGTTCCTCATAAGAACCTTTTTTTGATACTTCACCTTCTAATTCTAACAACTCTAATAGCTGTTCAGCTTTTTGTATTTCTACATCTATATTGAGCAAATCTAGACTTAGAGTTAAGCCTTTTTGCTTGTTCTTTATAGCATTTTCTATATCATCTAGTGCTTTGATAGCTGTTTCTTTTTGGCTTTCTGTAAGCTTTTTATATTTTTCGTCTTGACCATTCAGTATTTTTTGGATTCTAGAATATTTATCGTTTAAATCAGCTATTTCTTGATTGAATGACGCAAAGGCTTCAGCTCTGCGCTTCTTATTTTCATCCCTCTCAATCTCTGTACGGCTCTTTTGATATGCTTTTTCGGCTGCTAATGCCAGGTTATTTAGGCGGTCATCAGCGTCTCTTGGTGTACGACCTCTTTTATCTTTTTTGTGAGATTCTTCTAAGCCAATTTCTTTAAATAGAGCATCTGCTTGGTCTTCATAAAATTTCCATACGTTGAAATAGCTTTCAACTTCTTTTTCAAGAGCATCTGCATCTTTTTGTAAACTTTCTACATTTCTCTGCCTTTGCTTTTTTAATCTAGTCCCAAGTGACAAATCGGAGTCTGGCCCAGAAATGCCACCCCATAAAGCTTTAAAGTAATTTATAGTTTTGTCGAAAAAGCCGTACTCACGCACTTTTTCAAGTTCGGCTTTATTTTCTGCGGCTAATAGTTTTTGGTATTGCTGGGACACAACATTTAGCGCAGCTTCTGCTTTAGCTCTTGCTTTATATGCAGCCACTACAGATTCAGTATTATCTACAAAAGCATTATTGGCGTCATTTATACTATCAATGGTGATGCCTAATTTACTGAACTCTTTTTCATTATCATTAATCCACTGTGTTTGTGCTTTTATATTATTCCCTAAATCTTTCCAATTTTCAGATAATCTTCTTAATACTGCTATCTGCTGGCCATAAGACCCTGTAGACCCTTTTCCTAGCTCATCATTTAAGTCCTCTAAAGCATCTTCAAAAGATTTAGCTGCATCTCTACCTGCTAACGTTTTATCAATCCATGTGATAATTTCTTTACCGTACATAGAAAATACGGTAAGTAATACTACTAAGATGGTGTTAAAACTAAATAACGATCTTACGATGGACCTTGTTACGCTTATTTGCTCTTTTCCTTCTGCAGCTAATAGCTCATTTTGTCTTCTTAGTCTTTTAATTTCATCCACCACCATAGGTATATTATTCGATATACCTAAGAAAAAAGTATTAAGTGATACAGCTACAGCAGGTAATTCTCGTACTACTTGAGAAATAGAAATACCTAAGCCATCCCATGTTTTTTGGTAATGACCTACAGACAATCTATAATTACCTGTCGCTTCTTGCAATTTTATCATCTGCTGATAAATTGCATTTGTTTCAGCTTCAAGCTTTTTACCAGAGTCAGCAGCTTCTCTCTCAGCTGCAGACATCTGATTAAGTCGTATTTTATTTAATGCATATTGAGCCGAAAGTCTATTATAAGAACCTTCTGCAGAATTAGCAATTGTAGCTTGTAATTGAGCAATCTGATTTGCTTCTCGTATTTGGGTTGAATAGAGTTTAAGCTGCTGATTTTCTTCTGACTGAGCATAGGCAAGTTTCTCTTGAGCCTGAGCTAATGGGTCTACTGTAGCTTTCTGCTGTTTTCTAGCAGAAGTAAGCTCAGCAATTTTAGCTTTTAACTCAAGTAATCTTTTACCTTCATCTGACTGTAAATAAGCTAATCTTTGCTCTGCCTTTTCTACTTCAGACAGAGTTTGGATATGAGGCTTCATTTGGTCATCAAGGGCCTTAATCTGATTTTTCAAATTAAGAATATCATTGAGTAGCTGTTGCCCCATTTCGCTATCTGCTCTTTCAGCCGCAGTTAAAGACTTATATAGCTCAACTGTTTGCTTTAGGTCAGACTTAAGACGGTCATAAGAAGATATAGCTTGCTGGATATAACGCTGCTGTTCTACAGTTGCTCTATTAGCATCTGAAGTTTGTGCTTTAAGCCAAGCAATCTGTTTACCTGTATCAGATAAAGCTAATTTAAGCTCATTCTGAGCTCTTTCAAGTCTTGACGTAGATGCTGTTGCTTCATCGATAGCTTTACGCCCTTCACTTGTAGCTCCGCTAGCAGACTTAAGAGAATGTACAATCCTATCTGCACCTGCTCTGATAGCATTTACCATTGTCTCGTATGACTGATTGAGCTCGCCAAGTTGCTTGACAAGCTTTTCAATTGAGTCATCCGGCTCAATTATATCGCTATATTTTATCTTATCGTCTTCAGCCATAATTATTTCCTTTTATGCCGTTTAACACTCTTGCTTTCTGCTTCTAATTGCTGTTTTATATTATCAACAGCATTATAGAATTGAAGTACTGTCATCTTTTTAGCGTCCATGCTTGTTTTTTGAGCTATCAAAAGACAAGTACTTTCAAATTGCTTATCATATTTTATCTCAACAGACTCACTTCCTATGTATGATTTTGGAGAATGCATATTAAGCATTATCATATCTATGGTTTCTATCTGTTCAGAGTTATCTGTGTCATTTATCATAGAGTCCAACACAAGAAGTGTTCTTTGCTTTAACTTATCGTATGCATCTTTTTCCTTTGGATTTACAAAATCTCCTGGAAAGTACATTTCAAGTTCGGTGGTTACTTTTTTTTTAAGCCAAGTCAAAAAGTCTATAATCTTTGAATGCTTTATTTCTTTAAGCCTGGCCAATATATTTTTAAGTCCATCGTCTGACAAATCATTAACTTCTTTACCGTCTATGCTATGGATAAGAGCTGCAAAAGCTAAATACCTTGGTGAAATTTCGTTGTTCACCATATACATATTTTGCCTCATGTTTTGCAGTTCTTGCAAAGCTTTTTTGGCATTATTGCTTTTAATGAATTTAGCAACACAGGTTATATGGGCATCAATATCATCTGCATCTGAGCCAATTCCAGAATCTATAAGCAAATACTTATTGTACTTCTGAAAATTTACAATGGGCATTTCATCTATGCTGTCATATACCCGTACGACTTTTTTATTTACTATCAGGTTTTTCATATTAAAATTCGCGTTATAGGGGTTGATATGATAGGAATAAATATAATACTCATCTCGTTAAAGAAAATAGCGAGAATGATAGCGAGAATAAGCGACGTCCAAAAGCTTAAGCAAAAGTCACAATCGAATAATTGAGAAATAAGCTTAGGAGCTCTGGTGATTATCTCATCGCGCACACCGAGTTTTCCAATTAGCAAAATAGCAAATGCTGCTGCTAAGGCTATATATATTAAAGCCGAAAGCATTGTTATAAAATATACCGTTGACATAATTCTCTAGTTGTTAAAGTGAACTCAATTCTAATTCCTGCATAAGGGTACATAAAGAATTGTTTATCAATATCTTGTATGCCTTCTCCTTTATAAGTATAATTGTTATATATTTTTTCTATAGAGTACCCTTTGTATATGTTTTCAAAGCGCTCGTATATATCATTGATAACAAGTTTACCTGTAGTTGTAATAATACCAGGCGTTGTTAGTACTCGTATTATTTCATCTTTAATTTCCTCAGTATGAAGTACTGTTTCATCATCATAGATACTACTTAAGTCATACCAAAATATAATGGCTCCACTGAAAGTATACTGAGGCAAAGATTGTACTACTTGAGTAATCTTCTGTGGGTCATATATATCAAACCATGAAAAGTTACCAAAATTGTCATTGGGCAAAAGTGACACATATTCTCCATTGCCATTATACGATGCTGGATATATGAATTTATTACCATCAGGTCTATGCTCTACAAGCTTATAAGCTCTTCCAAATGCATAATTAAGCCACTTAAGTTTTTCCATAAGCGACTTTTGCATATCCTGTAATATCTTATCAAGTAGTACAGGATTATCTTTATATCTTATTTGTACAGAACTTTCTTTCATTGTCTTATGGCTCTTTTTAACCGTTTAACAAGCTCTTTTCTTATATGTGAACGGATTATTCTTGTAAAGTTTTTATCTGTCAACCTGAATATCTCTTCCCCATATTTTTCAACAAGGTCTTGAGTTTTTTCATCACTCGCTGTTATATAAAATCCTTCTGAGTCAAATACTACATACATTGACTCATGAAAAGCTCCAGTGTCTCGTAAGGTAACTCGAGTTGTCGGTTGGCCTTTCCTCTTTTTGTTTTGTATAGTTTTAGGCGCATAAGGCATATAATCCATAATCTTTTCGCCTCGGCCATTGATACCTCTGCGATACAACTGGTCATCTGCTATTGCAGATACTATCACATCCTCTTTATCACGGACAATATCTTCCAATAGCATAGGCAAGCTATCTTTGAATGCTCTCAAGCGATATTCAAGATTGCGAAGTGTTGCATTATACCTTTTTACAGCCATACTATACAGTTCTATATTTTATACCATTGTTTTTGCAAGGAAGACAAACTCTGTCTATTCCTTCAGTACTAAGCTTAATTGCCTTAAATGCCATATCGAGTTGATAGCTAAGACCTGATTTTTTCATAGATGAAGAGTCGCCATCAACTTCATATAGAATATCAAGCCTAGAAGCATTTATTGAATGCCTATTTGTACGAACATTGGCATTATAGGCAAATTCACGAAGCATATCTACTGCTACTTGTTTTGCTATAATATCTTGGAATAACATCCGCTGTTCAATTATAAAGTCTGTAATATCACAACTTATTGTTATTTCAAGATTTAAGCCATAATTGTTATCATAAGTGTATTGGTTGTTTTCAACATCCCATAAGTGTATAGGCTGTTTTGTAAAATCTTCATTAAAATCATCATTGAAATTAACAGCTTCAACCAATTCCTCATTAACATAAAACGGATGCACTTCTATATATTTAGACCAAGCCATCCAAGCTAATAACTCTTTGCGTGAGCATGAGCCACAGGGCTCTTTAGACCAATCTTTGTCTTTTCTTATAGCTTGACTGCCTTCTGGGAGTTCAGATTGAAAATAGCATAAATACCAACTACCGCCGGCATCATTGTCTTCACTTTGATAAGGCAAATACACATCATTAAGTGAGAACCATTCTATGCTGTTTTTACGTATCTTATTAAGCTTTATTATCTTAACAGGTGCATCCATACTAGAATGCATAAGATACAAAGTATATTCGCCAGGCTCTGTAAATTGTAAACCTATTTTATTGATTTTCGTAGTTACGCCTTTTGCTCTTACAGGTACAATCTCAAAGCCAACCAGATTTTTCTTGTTTTTTACAACATCTACTAAACGACCAGTACCGTCAAATAAAGTTCTGTTTTCGCACAAAGTCTTATATGTACCTTGCGCAATTTTTTCATTGCAATATCTAGCAATAGATTTCTGAATGCTAGCCTTAGTTTTGCTTTCAAGCCATTCGGAAAATGGATTGGTTTCAACCCAATACTCAGACTCAATATCAGGCTGTTTTCCAGTTGAATTCTGTAAAGCCTTATATAAAAGACTTCCATACTTTATGACATTGCCTTTAGAATATGACTTTTCTGCATTATACTCCTCAAAGGTCATGTTCTTAAAATCTGGAGCGATACAAGACATATTCTGCAGTGTCAGCAACGGATGAATTTGCTGAAAGTATAGGCCACTTTCGCTCACAGTTAAAGCATCAGATATTTTTAAGTCTGATGTGTCATAATTTTGCTCCCATCCTATTAGATGAAGCAGTTTTTCTTGTATATCTAGAGCTCTAACCATAGTTTCTATTATTTATTGAAAAACAGGAGGTCACTAAGGTATTTTCCTCAGTGCCTCCTGCCAAAGCTAATAACAACTCAAAGATTTGCTATTAAGTATTATGCGCCGGCACCTGCCTCTTTAGTGTTAACCGGATTATCGGTTGAGTTCATAACTACTACCGGTTTAGCATAAACTGCATCTTTGCTAGAAACGTTAAATGCAAGAATAGGACTAGGCAAAGTAGCTCTACCACTGTTATAAGCGGTGATAAACGCTACATCAACTGCAAATCCGTAATGTTCCTTGCGGGTGCGGGTCATATCTGCAGTAGCAGCTTCTGCAATAGCACTATAGTTTCCTACAGAGTCGTAGAAGTATGTACCAACAGGCATGTTAATAACAGGATAAGTAGCAATACCCCACTCATGGCCGTCACCTGAAATAGTTCCGAGCAAGCAATCACGCTCATAGCGCAACAGCATTCCAAGTGAACCTGCATTCACGGCATAGCCTTGTGCATATTTACCACCAACTGCTGCAATGTTGTTCGTCAAGTGAATAATCTTGTTGCCAAACTCATTTTGCTTGTTTACGTCGTTGTACAAACCATGTTGCTGCAACTTGCGCATGATACTCTCAACTCCAGGGTCACCAATGATATGCAACTGGCCATAGAAATCATTTGCTCCCATAAGTACCTCAAGGTCGCCAAATACGTTCTCACGCTCTGTCCACTTCGCATTCAATGCATTAGTTGAAAAATCATACAATAGCTTGTTCTTAAGAACCCGAGTTTTATCTGCAGCCAAAACAACCAAAGCAGCTTCATCAAGTTTCTTTGCTACAGCGTATGCATACTTCATCAACTTAGTATCAAAGTCATGCTGAATACCAATTTCATTGTTCATGTACATTGCCGGAGCAATAGTAAAGCCCCATGAATAGGTAGCAAACGTAATGTCAACAAACCGAGAAGTGTTTTCACTATCAGCAATTGTCAAAGAGCGAGTATTACCGATAGTAATACCTGCATCATAGTCAATTACTGGAGTTTGAAGAGTAGTACCGATAGAAGTACGGGCCTTCTCTTTTAACTCAGGGGTTAAAATACCTGTAGGGTCATTCGACTGCACCATAAAAGCATCGAGCGCGCCGTACCTACTTGCACGATACTCATACTTATCCAATCTGGAATTAGCAAGAGTGTTCTGAATACGAGTTAATACTAAGCTCATAATTTTTAGTTTTTAATTTGTTAAACATTTTGCTATATGGTGCATTACCCTTTTACGCCTAATAGCATTTTTTAATTTCTCTTCTTTTTAGGATGTGCCTTTTTATCTTATTGGCAAAGTTGCCACGTTGTTTTCGTTTCTTATTTCTGTAAGCTTTTCTCCAAACTCTGAAGAGTCACGAGTTAAGCCGTTTGCAAGAAGATGAGCTTCAATTACTTTGTCTGCTTCAAGCTGAGTTCTTACTCCAGTCAAATCAAGTGTTCCTCCTTGACTGCCTTGTCCCTGAAAACCTCCTGTACCGCCACCTGTTTGTTTGCGACCTGCATCAATTACATCTTTCAAAGATGTTTCCATAACAAGCTCAGAAATAGTATAAGGATTAAGATTGTTTTTCGGGTTGTTAAGGATATTTCCATCAGCTCCTCGAAAAACAAGTTTCTTACCTCCTTGACCATCTTCTACAAAATCAGGTGTACCTTTTGCCAAAATTTCAGCTTTTGCTGCATTAAGCAGCGTTTTCTGAATAGGCTCAGTAATACCAGCTTTGAACTTAAGGCCTGTAGTAGCAGCTTGAAAAGCATAATCTACGTGTACATCTTTCAGTTGCTTGTTAAATTCAGCTTCTTTTGTTTTGTAATTATCTTGCTCAGTTTTAAGCTTAGATTGAAGCTGAGTAACTTGAGCTTTAGCATCTTTAAGCTGCTGAGTAAGCTCCTCATTTCCTGCATTTTTCTCGAGCTTTGTCTGCAACTCGGTTACTTTAGCATTAGCTGCATCGAGCTCTGCTTGTACTGTTTTTACAGAATCAGCTTTTGTTTTATATTCACCGAGTACGCGCTTAGCGTAATCATAGCTCTTTTCACCATCTCTTTTTTTTACTCCAGTAACATTGAAAATATCGGTATCATATTGTCCATGCAAAGCACCAATTTTAGTACCAATTACCGTATTTTCATCATTTCTTGACATTTCAGCGATTGCTGTAAGCTGAGCATCAGAGAGACCAGCTAATGCTGAATTTTGTCGTAGCATCTCAATTGTTAACATAGCTTTGATATTTTAAGTTTTTAATTTTCTTTTGCAACAAAATCTTTTGCCTCTCCGTACGGGTCATGCAATACTTTCATTATAGAATAGCCGAGACCTTTGAAATTCTTTTTGAAAAGTTGCCACTCAGCAAATGTAAATAACTGAGTACATGGCTTGCTTTCTTCTTTTCCTGTCATAGGATTAAAGCGGCGACCTTTTACAATCGACAGATGTACAAGCTTTTCAGTACCAGCTTTTGGCTCATATTCACCATTGCTAGTAGATGAAGTTTTTTCTTCGAGAACATCCTCAATGTCTACAATATAAAGAGCTGTAGCATCAAGGTCTTCTTGCATTGCTTCTGTCCACCTCTTATCTTTGCTTGATTTAAGCTTCTGGAGGCCAGCTTGATGTGCTTTAGCTGCAATATGAGCCTGCTTAAGTGCGTCAACAGTACTATTCTGCAGTTCCTGTAGTGTCATTTTCTGTAACATACTCTAAAAGTTTATTTGTTATTATATCAATTTTTTCTCTTAACGTCTTATTTGAAGCAAACTCAATTATGTTAATGTTCTCACGTTCAAATTTTTCGACTAAAGTACTAAAATTTATTTTAAGCTTTACCAAATTTTCATTTAATAACTCTTTTTCATACAATTTTAACACTTCATCCAGCGTTTTATGTGGATATGGTTCCAATTGCTTTAAGATAAGCATTCTCTGAAGTACCAAAGGATTGTTACGATACTCAACTTCAAGAATTTGTTGTGATATTGCATCTAGTTCTGAGTTGGATGCTCCATTTTCCTTTGCTTGTTTGTACTTAGAATATAGCTCAGTTACTGTAAAAACATAAAACTCTGTACCCCAGCTTACTGAAGACGATATGAAAGCACCTCCATATCTGAGTTTGCAAACAGTATCTTCAACAAACTTCTGTGCTAACTCAAAATTAGTCTTAAGAGCATTTAGCACTGAAGTCTTACTTTCAAAATTAGCAGTTACTTGCGTTTCGTTTATGGCTTCTTTTTCACTTACAGTACCACCTGAACCAACTACAGAAATAACAATCTCATTTTTAAGTCTTGCACACTCGTTGACATTATAATCAAGCGAGTCTTTATCTATAGTAGTAATCTGAACAGGATTACGCATGTCGGCTACACCCTCAGTTTGATTAGGTATAGGTACCTCTAAGAATGAACCAGGTCCAGCTATTCTTTTTTCACTGCAACAAGGGCATTTCTCCACGGTGCCATCGTTAAGTATCTTATACTCTCCTTTAGCATTGCGCAAAAAGCCTCCATCACAGTAATCACCAGTTTCGCTATTTTCAAAATTACAGTCAGCCTCATAAGCACTATATATAGGATAAGGTGCATACAAGTCTAAATGCTGCTTCGAAATAGAGAAGAACAAATACCAATCAAGATTTGACAGCTCTTTTGTAATTGGATTTTTCTTAAGGTCTTTATTTTTCTCATTGAGTTGTGTTGACCAAAAGAACCGAGCTGGGCAATATCCTAAATCGTGCTTTGCCTCTGAAATAAGTGACTGAATTTCATTTTTCTCATTCAGCTGATATACTCTTATAGAAGTATCATCAAATACAGCTATTCGATGTTCTGGCTGTTTGAAAATAAGCCACTCAAACTGATTTTCATCAAGTCTAAAAGTCTGGTAATCAATTACAGCATCAATCTCAAGCCAATAAAAATACGGTTCTGGGCGCAAAGATGTTTGTACTTGAGGAAGGTCTACTACCAAAATACTATTTGGTGATACCTGCATTCTCTTCCATCCGGTTGTCTTCCACACCTCTGGCTCGTTGAGGTTATTCTTTTTATACTGAGACCAGTCTTCTGCAAGCTCTGAGTCTGTAAACTGATATGAGCTTGATGAGTTACGACTATAGAAAACCCTTTCGAGTTCTCTATAGACGTCCTCAACTACAGCAGGTGTAGGCAACGGAAATTTGAACAGATGAAGGAATATGTTGAATTTATCCTTCGGAAGCAACTGTCTTACCCAATCAAGGAATATAGTCGTAGGTTGGTTAATATCAGATACAGCAACATTCGTCTCAGTATGAAATCTAAGACGGCGCTGCATGTTTACAGCTTTCTGAATAGTCTGACGTTTAGTCGGCTTTTGCAGAATTTGCTTTATCTGATTTAACTCTAAGCCCATTTTCTTCGTCGTAATAATAGTTACTATCTTGAGGCAGTTCCCATCCACCATTTATGGCCGTGCCCATATCAAGCAGACGTTCGGCATGCTGAATGCCAAACTCCTGCCTCATATTGTACTTAGGCACAACCAATGTTACTGTTTGTTCTTTTTTCTTTCTCATAACTGAAAGTTTTAAGCTTCAGCAGAAGCGGCATTAACCCAATCTGTAAGAGGATTGAAGTCCAATGTTTCGCGTTTGATGATATAGAAGTTATCACTCCAGTTAGGATAGAATGACCATTCAATTGTATTGCTGTCCGGCTCTTCAAAACCACCAAGCTTCTTGTCACCAACAAAGAACTTACCAATAGGAATAGGCATGTACTTAGTAGGTTTATCCATATCATCTACCAAACAGCCAATGTTACCATTTTCATCAATCAGCCAAACACCAATCTCTTCACACATGTACTGTTTCAGCTGTGCAATTGCCTTCTGTCTTTCCTGATATATAGTGGCAGAGAAAGTTGTCGGCTCACGGCCGATTGTAATCTCAATACCTCCAAGGGTCTGGTTACCTCCACCAAAAGTACGAGCTGCACCTGGCTCAGAAGTAGGTCCTTGAATATACGGAGAAACTGTCATCTTAGAACCATCAGCCGCAGAAAACAAGGTAGAAAACGATGCTTTCTTAGCCGGGTCAGTGACAGAGTTCTTCGTTCCAGCTGTCTTATAGATGCGCTGGAATGCAACTTTTTGAACTTGCCCCATACTCTCCTTGCATTCAGCAATCTCAAGGTCGGCGATATGAGCACCGGCAGGGCATCCACAGTTTAATCCCATATTATTTATGTTTTTAGTGTTAATACTACCGAGCAGCTACCCTTAACTTGCATCGAATTACCTGTATTTTTGCTTCGAATTGACTTCTCCACAGTGCAAATATACTAAATTTCTTTATAAGTTGTACCGCTTTTAACATTTTTTATAGAGGTATTTTTTATCTCATATTCTCGCACTATGTTCATTCAAGGCTTATGATTTAATCATTCATATATAATTAGAAGCCTAGAAATTACGAGAATAATGCGAGAATATGAATTTAGCCTAATCTTTTTATAGCTTCATACACATTTGGCTTAAGCTTATCCTTATATTTTTCAGCTATTTCTAATACGTATTCTTTTCTTGCTTGGTTATAAGCTTCAGCAGCAGAATCTATATCCTTAAAATAGCCTATAAGCTTAACTTTTCCTTCAATAGATATTTCGGCGCTATACCTATTTCCATATTTTCTATATTTTACTCCTCTTGGTAAGTTTGATTTTCGCTTTTTATTCTTTGCGAATAACAAATTTATAATTCTTGGCACAAAGCTACATGCTTCTGAAGAATATACTTTATTGCCTTTAATAAGAATATCTTTGTCTATATCAAAGCCTTCAATATAGTTTTCATCAAACCACTTTTTGAAATTAGAAAAGTACTTCCATTCTTCACATACAGAGCAATCAGCATAAGCCTTAAATTTCTCTTCATGACCAGGCCTATAGCATCTATCTATCATGCCAGTCCATGTTTTATATGCTTGAATTAGTTCTACTTTGCCATTCTCATCTTTAACAAAAGTAAGTTCTGGTACATCATTTATGCCAAAACCACAAATAGTTCCTCTTTCAAATTTCATACGTTTCTAAGTTTTATTTTTCTATTCATTGACTTACGACTTCTCATCTCTATTACACCGGTTAATGCATCTGGAGCATCATCGTGAGTTGATTTTCGCTTATTATCTTTACGGTAAGTTGTAATAGCATTATAAAATTCACGCCATTTCTTATCCCAGTTTGCAGGAAATGCAACATCTGAGTTAACAAGGGCTGAATTTGAAAAAATACGAGCTGCTTTATTTTTTGTTTGTGTAAAAGTATGTATTACCGTTTTGAAGTTATGCAATCCTGCTCTTACTTTAGATTTTACATTTCTAGCAAACTGCCTACCACCATTATTGGACTCTATTAAGCATTCAGATATACTGTTTTCTGTGAGCATTTTGGCTAATAATACTTCGGTTTTTTCCATCGGCTCTTGTGTGTATAATATATCTATAACATATATAAGTTCTGGAGTATTTATGAAGCAAATTGCGCATAAATAATCAGAACCAGTATCAGCAGTATCAACATAGCACCATCTTTGTGAAGCTTCATGACCAGATGGCAATTCTATATTTTGATATGTTCTAAACTCATGATACATAAGACCCTCAGTAGGAATTGGGTTTTGCATATACTGCGTCTCAAATACTACCGGGTTAATCTCTCGTAGTTTATATAGCTCCTCAAGATTGTGCTTCATTGGCCAAAGAGCATATTCTTCTCCTGTCTCAGGGTCTGTTTGTATAACTGGAAGTGATAAAACAGTCCATGTATCTGGCTCTATCTCTTGCAAATAGCCACAGAGGTCATGCTCATGTAATCTTTGCATTATAATAATGATAGGCGTTCTACGCGAGTTAACACGGTTACGTATTGTATTTTCGAAACGTTGGTTTATGCGCTCTCGTATAAGGTCAGATGCTGCATCATCGGCTTTCAGGGGGTCATCAATCATAATTGCGCCTTGAAAGACATTGGATTTTGCTCCAATCATTGATAGCATCTCATTTGTATGGTCATCAAATACGAATACGTCGTTACCTCCGTCCATTTTATCTATCTCTGGGTCGGCATCTACATTTCCAGCACCAAAACCTGTTACTTGGCCTTGGGTTGATACGGCATAAAGCTCTCCGCCTGCTTTAGTTTTCCATCTCTTAGCTGAGCCTTTCTCAGACGCAAGAGTCGAATTGGGAAAAAGAGTCTTATAAAGCTCTTCTTGCATAATATTTCTGATTGTTTCAGAATTATCATTCACGAGTATATCTGAATAAGACAAGTGCAAAAATCGGCATCGCGGATTTAAGGCGAAGGCCCATGAGATAAATGATTTTATAACAACCTCAGTTTTAGAATAGCGTGGAGCAATATTGATAATTAATCTGGTAATTTTGCCATCCACAACATCTTGCAAAGCTTCAAATATCTTTTTATGATGCTCAGCCACGATGAATGAACGTTTATATTGGGCTTTAAACATTAGTTTAGTATACTTTTCAAACGATGTCAAAGCCTCAAGACGTAACATTTCCACAGGATTTACAGCTCCGGGCTTTGTGGCATCTAATGCTGTTTCTTGCATTTCTTTAAGTGACTTCATTGCCATATTTCTGCTATTTAATTAAAGTATCACGTATCAAAATATAAGCTTCTCTGGACACCGGTTGATTTGGTATTATTCCAGTTTGCAGCTGCTGTCCTTCTGGGAGACTTAATTGCATAGGTCCTTTGCCAAATATTCTATCCCATAATTTTTCTATAGTTTCAATGTTACCTAGCTTTTCGTCTTCAATAAGGCGCTTAATTACAGTTTTTATTACAACCGGCACTTTTTTATTAGCCATTAAGGCTTGTAGCTGCGAGTGGTTACATGTTAATAGACAAGCCAATAAATTAGCTGTGTCTTGCTTTGTAAGCTGGACACTTAAATTGATATTAAGGCTAGTAAGAAGTTTTGTTATTTCAGGTCTTGATGCTCCTTGTAACTGAAGTGCTGAGCGTATAGCTGATGAATATGAACCTCTGCCCGAGTCATGGCGTTCTGCTAACTCAGTTGCTTTAAGTGGCTCTACAGTCTGGGCCTCAAGTGCCTCAATAGCCTCAACTCGTTTTTGCTGCTCTACAATACGTTTAGCTTGAAACTCAGTTTGGCCATCTGGTATTTCTTCCACACCAAGCTCTTCTGCTAACGATTGGCGTTTTTCTTGTTTGGCTTGAAGATTTTTAAGTTTCTGCTTTTCAAGATACTTAATACGAGCCAATTCTTTTGCATCTTGCTTTGATTTGATGCGCGTGGCCTCTTGTTCTACGAGTTTGGATGTGTCCGGATTAGACATTCCAGGAACTATTGGCCTGTTTGGCAATATATCTGCTAATTTCTGTGCTATTTTATCTGTTTTCATATTGATTATTATACTTTTGTTGTTTATCTAATATAGTTTTACTTTTTTCTTCTAGTATTGCATCTTTTTTTATTTGGTTTTGCAACTGCCTATATTCGGTCGCTTTTCTAAGGTCTGGTTCTATTGTTATTATATCATCTGTATTATTAAATCTCCATACAGAGCCGTATGCTATTCTTCGCTGGCCATTACAGCACATATATATAGCGCTCGGATTGATTTTTGTAGATACTGAATTTACATATTCTCTTATAGAATCCCACTTTTTATAGAATTTATATGTATTTTCTGCTATCTTAGTATACTGATACACAGCCCTATGTGGATAACTACGTATAGTGTCTGTTCCTGATTTACGTATTGTGTCTGGTATTTCCCATTTTGCAGCGTATCCTGGTATAATTGCTTTTTCTGCCACACATTTATTTAGACTATTTATTATATTATGCCCGTATGGTGCATAGGCACTATACTCATCTATCAACTCATACATTCTTGAATATACGTTTAACAAGCCATTTGGTAGCGATAAAGCATTAAAAGGAATTTCTTCTGTTGTCACTGTTATGTATTTGCTTTCTACTATGGCTTTTACAAGGTCCGGATTATTTTTGCATAACCATGAGACGTTGTGAAACGCGTTGTATATAAGCCTATCTATTTTATTCTTTACAGAAACGGCATTAGTTTCTCCTGTCCAGCCAACATAGAACTTGTTATCATATTCAAATTCTAGTATAAAATAAGCACTTACAGATTCAATATTAGAACCTTCTTGTAAGTCTACCAAGTACTTGTATTTACCTATTCGTATCATGTGCATATTTTTAATGTTTTTGCAAATATAGTCATAAAGGCTGATAAGTAAAAATTCTCGCAGACTAAAAATTAAAAATTAACATTTTTTATATTAGTGAATAATTAACATATTAATATCATACTTCACAAGTATTTAGGCATGTATCTTAATCAGTGAATAGAAAATTAGGCTTTTGTTTTTCATGTTTCTACTTCACAAAATAAAACTAATTGAAAATCAATAGTTTATTAAATTTAATTAGTGAATAGAAATTAAAGGGCATAGAAACAATCATCTTTAACTCTTCTATGAAGTCTTATACTGTTATATGTGATATATGATAAGCCTATCTATTCACATATCACTATTTCAAATCTATTTTATCTCTCCTATATATTTATTGTTTATATTGTTTATTAAAGCCTAATTTATTGAAAATCAATCAGTTATTGAGAAACTTCCCTTTGATTTTGCATGTTTATTTTGTTTCTTTGAAAATTATTTCTGGGCGTTCACTTCTTTATTGCGAGAATGTCATTTTGTCAATTCCCTATTAAGTCTAAGGGCCTAGATAGATATTTGCGAGAATGTATGCAAGAATGAGAATTTATGAGCCTCTGGGCCTTGCTCATACTTATATATGATTTGAATCCCAATTTGCGAGAATGATTTGAAGCCAAAAAATTTTTCTGCCTATGGACATGGCTCTATATACTATATATAAGGGGCACCCAGGCACTGCGGCAGGGGCCTAATTTCCACACAGGCAAAATTCTCAAAATATAAAAATTTATTTGGTTAAAAAGCATTAAGCCTAACAGCCTCATTCGTTAATTATGGTTTAATTCGTTAAGAAGCATTAAGGCTATCAGCCTGTTAACAACTCTTAACTAAAATAATTTTCAGGTTCCAAGCCAGAGACAGGCTCATAGCCTCTCCTCCAACAAGGTTTAACGAAAATTTAACACTTCCTAACAAAATATATTTTCAGGTTACAATTATTTTATTAGCTGACAGGTATAAAATTATTATTTCAACTTATTAACGAAACAGCCAGGAAATTTAATACGATTTAACCCATAAAATTTTTATATGTTATTTATTTTACGGGTTATATAGCCGACATTTTTTAATATTTATATCCAGGTTTCTTAACACTTTTTTAATATATAAATTTTATAGCCGATAAAATTATTATTATATTAGCATATCGAAAATAAACCGGATATATATAATAATTTATTTAACGGTTATTAACAAATATCCAATATTTATTAACCAAATAAATTTTTCCGGTTAAAATAAAATTGGTATATTAGCAATATAAATAAAACGGAAATAATTAAAATATAACAGTAATGAAAATTAACAGAAATTATCGTTTCGTCCTGACAGTTCTGGACAACGAGAAAATTAACGCGGGAGAAATCCGTATTGACAGCTGTGCTGTAACCGGCGAGAGAATGTTTGCCAGCGAATGCCATTATTATGCCGAAAAAAATATTTTGGAATGTCTGAAAGAGGCCGACAAGAGAAATGACCTAAGCGGTTATTACGGCCATACGTACTGCATTTATAAGGAAAACAAGTCGAAAAAGGAAACAACCGAACGGGAGGAGGACGGCAAGAAAATTGTCGAAACGAGAGAAATACCGGGAGAGGCAATGCTGCTCGAGATAATAACCGTAGACGAAAACGGCGTAAATATCCGCTGATGCGAATATTTAGCCCAGGCCGGGAAGGCTGCACAGGAGTTCGACTCTCCTGCTGGGCACAATTGGCAATATTGCCGAGAGAATTAAAATAAACTGTAATATGGATAAATTTAATTTAGTAGTACGTGCTGCAAGAGAATTGACGCGTGCCGTACAAGAGAATTATTATGACCTGTCAGACCTAAATATTATTAATTACAGCGAGGTATGTGACTGGTGTAACTTTCCTGATTTACAAGACGGAGGTATATATGAACAGGCTATTGATGCGGCTGCAAAAATTATTATAGAGATTATTAAATAACAGGAGAATTATGACACAATTACAGCAATTTTTGTTCGAATTATCGTTCGGACAGACTAGGAAAATACGCGAATATATGCTGAAACAATATAACGTGTATTGCGACTCAATGAAAGACCTGGAGCAGGCCATAAATGATTATATACCGAACGAGGATATATTAGAAGAGCTGTCAGAAGTATTGGCATGACAGGAGAGTCCTGCACGGGAGAATGGCCGAGAGAATACACGGCATCAGTGGCTCAACTCCACTGGCAGGAACAATAAATTTAACAAGAGAATAACAGGAGAATAATATGAAGAAGACAGTTTATTTGTACGTTGAAAGAGACGACAGCGAATACGACTATAAAGCCGGATTTGCAAGCTACACTGAGGCAAATGACTATCGGCAAGAATGCCAACGCAGTTGGATGGGTCATTGTGACTATGTATATCTTTGGACCGGCTCCGAGAGAATTAACCTCACAAGAATGCCGGAAAGCAAGAGAATTGAATTGTTAAAACAGTTTAACATACCGGAATAATGGAAAATAACAAATCGCAGTTCAAGAGAACAGGAGCTTTGCATGACGGAGCCGAGTGCATTGAGATACAAATAAGTCACTCAGGCGATGCGGCAAGGTATGTGAGCACAATCAAGTTCACAGTAAGGGACCCAGAGGTTACGAGAGGCCGTTGGCAAGAGATACGCTACAGCAAGAGAAATGGCTATGCGTATATTGTGAAATACGGCAAGAGACTATATTTGCACAAATTTCTAAGAATATACTAACATGGCAGCAAGAGACTATAAATTTGAGTACATGCTACTCAACCGGCTTCAATGCGATTGCGATTACTATCTTGGCCACGGCGGCCGAAACGCTCAGCATTGTCTTTGGGCCCATAACGAGCAGAAACAAATCGATAAAATGCGAGAGCTTTATGACTTGTTGCCGGTTAAACCTGAATGGCTTACAAGAGAACAAATTGATGAATATGCAGCAAGAATGAACGTAAAATAACCAACATTATTTAACGAAAAAAGTTCTTAAAGCAGTAACCAGATTAAAATAAAAGTAGTATATTTGCATATAACTTAAAAGATATAACGAATATGGAAACAACAGTTTTTTATGTAGCAGTTGCCTATAGCGGCGGTTTCAATCCCACAGTTGTGGAGAAGTTTGATAACAAAACAGATGCAGACAGCTATGCGGCTCTTATGTGCCGCGCAAAGCAACGCAGGTACATTGTACTCGAGCAAGTAACAGAATGGGACGGCACTCCTCAAGAGAATGCATGACCTTAGCCGCTGCGGATAGAAACGGTTTAGGAGCGACACCTACAGCGGCACTAAGTTTAATCCTTGCTTTCGCAATATTGTTGCGGAGCAACTAATAAAAATTTACAGTAATATGGTAACAATGAAATTTTCAGCAACCAAGTCAGAAACATTGTTTTTGACACCGACAATTGCAGTTGAACAAGACTACTCAGAAACAGCAATCCGATTTGCTCTTTGGCACGGCGTGTTCAGTGTAGAGGTAAGCAAGAGCTACAAAACCGTAAAAGCTAAATAACATGGCAAGAAATGAAATGTTTGTAGTGGCTTATAGGCTTGAAGCTTATGATAATTATGATGCCTTAGACGGCTTCATGGAAGCAATTTGCGATTATGCAATAATATCTAAAGAAACAGATTATGTGCTTACAGTAGTAGCTTCTTCAGAAGCCTTGAGCCTATCAAGATTGGCTAATATGGCACTCAGATTTTTTGGCAAGGAGGGATATAGTATAAGTACTCTCGGACTCTTAGGGCCGTTTAAAAAACTCAATTGATATTTTTTAACATAAAACTTGGAAAAAAGTTCCAAAAGCGGCTCAATAATTCAAAAAAACATAGTATATTTGCAATATCAAAATTAAACAATAACATTTTAATAACAATCCAAAATTTACAGTATTATGACAACAAAGAAATTTTCGCAGATGACAACGAAGAAGCTGAACGCTCTTTTGGCAACAGCAAGTGACGAAGACAAAAAGGCTATCGAGGCCGTACTCGCAGCTCGTGAACAGGCTCAGGCCCCTGCAGCTCCTGAGGCAACCGCAGAAGAGACTCCTGCAAGTGAAGAAGAAACTCAGCTCAGCCCTGAGGAAGAAGCAGCTATTAAGGCAGCTGAAGAGAATGGCGGGCTCAACCCGGTTTACAATGGCAGCAAGGCAACTCAGGAGAAAAAGCCAAAGATGACCGATGAGGACCGTCATGCACTGGCCGAAGAGCTGAAGAAGAATGTTAACCACCGTTGTCAGGCAGTTCCTTTCAACACCGTAGAATGGGTTGATGGCTATATCGCCGGAGTGATTGAAGAGAAGCGCAGCAATAAGGTACTCTATGCAATCAAGACAGACGACGGACGCCGCATCGTTAAGGTACATGACAGCAATCTTGTTCGTATTCTGGACGAAGTCGTTGAGCCGGAGAAAAAAGCCCGCGCTCGCAAAGCAAAAGACCCGGCAGACAAAATTGAATGGACACCGGAAGCAATTGCCGAAGAGGTTAACGAAGTTATCGGTAACGTCGGCAAGGGTGTGGCATTCGAGAAATACCGCACTACTGACGAAAACGGCGAAGAGCACATCGAAATGATTAGCGGCCGTATCGTGGCAATCGTGCCTGACAAACGAGCTCAGCGCTTGCTCTACCGCATTTCGGTTCCGGCTCCTATTGAAGGCAATCCGCTTGCAACGAAGACTATGCACAAGGTTGTGAAAGCCGAGGGCATTAAGATTGCCGAAGAGTTCGACGAAGAAGGTGCACAGCTCAATGCCAAGTATTTGGAGCGCCGTGAAGCAGCAGCAACTCGCACTCCGCTTACTCCTCAGGACCGCGTAATTCGCTGCGAGGAGAATGTGAAGAAGGCAGAGGAGAAGCTGCAGAAAGCTCAGGAAGAGCTGGAAGCCAAAAAGAAGCAGCTCGAGGATGCAAAGAAGGAGCTGGATGGATATCTCGCCGGTCAGGCAAATGGAGAAACTGCCGAAGCTCCTGCTGAGACTACAGCCGAAGAGGAGTCACTTGCATAACACAGCCACCTGACACCGTTTCTCCCATAGAGCCGTCTCGAAAGAGGCGGCTCTTTTTTTGCTACATATCTAAATATGCGGCTATTTTTGTATTATTGCGATTTATGTTAAAATATGTAAACTCATAGAAACATGCTTCTTTCGCGTTCTAGGACACTTTTAGGCTTTAGGTGTACTATAATATGGGTTAACTCAATTCGACGCGATAGAGGTCAAAAGAAGTATATCTATCAATGTATTTTTATAAAGTCTATAATATGAATTGAGGCATGGACTTTCCTGAGCTTTAAGCCACCAAGCAGTTATATAAATAGCTGTTAAATTTATGGCTAAAAAGTTGACTCATTTTCTTGGCTTCTAGGACACTTTTATTTGAGAATAATAGTAAACTAAATCTATAAAAAGAAATGAGGAGAGAATGAACGAGAATAATGAAATTTCATATATTTTCGAGGCGTTTAGAGCTCTATATTTTTATTTTGAAGCTGCAATAAACCAGTGAAAAATTTTTATGTTAAAGTCTGTAAAACAGTAATTTATATCAAGATTATTTTGTACTTTAGCCTATAAAAGAACAAAAGTGAAACTGTTAAAAAATGTTACACACTAGAATACATAAAAGCCGCATGGCCATTAAAAATGAGCGGCTTATGTCTGGCTATACCGGATGTATAGGCTGTAAACATGAGCTGTTATGTGATATTTGTCCATATTGGGATGACCAATCCGATACTAAAATGGCCGAGAGAATATCACAAGGCCCAACGAGAGAAATGTTGAACAAAAATAAATAATTGCAATATGGAAATAAATGAACAAGAGAATACCCAAGAGGTACAGCAAGAGAATTTGCTTGATGGCTCCCAGTCAGTTCAAGCAATGCAAGAAGGAAATGAACTGCCAACAGCTGTTCAATTAGTTCAGCCTCAAGCTGCTTTAGATGAAATAGCAGAGCTTGAGAAGAAATATCGTGAAACTATAGAACGGGAGAATAAATGAGCAATTTTATTTTAGATTACAGCAAAAAGCAGACTTTGCAAATATCAAATGATGCTTTTTGCTTTTTGTATTATGGTGAAGAGCCATTAGACGAAGACAATTTGGAAGAAGCCAATGAGGTATCTGAAATGTTTTCCAATAATTTTTATATAGAAGATGATTGGAAAGCAGTTGATGACTCAGACCTTATAGAATGTACTTTTGTTCCGTATGTTGAAGACCAAGCCGATTATGATGAATACGAGGACCTTACCAAATATATTCAGCAGCAAATAAAATGGCTTGATGCAAATCATATTAGAGTATGGTGGTTTAATAACCAAACTGGAACGAGAGAATTACGCGGTGATTTTAAGGTTTATACCAATAAATATGGCCTTAAGTGTTTTCATACAGGCAATCAAGATGAGGATTTTGTGACAGGAAAAATGAGCTTGTATTTTTTGAAGAATTTCAAAAAGCGTGTAGCTTAACAAGTGAACGAGAGAAATATAAGGCAGACTACTTTTCTGTAGTCTGCCTTTTTTACATTAAGCTTTCATCTTCTTCTATAACGAGAGAATAACCGACTCCTCGTATGGTTTCTATAGCTACTCGGTTATCCATTTTAAGCATATTTCGCAGCATGCATATATGGACATCTAAGCTACGTTTATTAAAGTAGTTATCATCAGTCCATACTTGCTGCATAAGTATTTTCTTAGGTAATGTTTCATTTTTATAAGCACATAGTAAAGCAAGAACTTGACTTTGTTTATTATTAAGCTGTGTTTTTACACTGCCTATAGTAAGAATTTTATCTACTGTATTAAACAGGTAATCGCCTATCTCGTAAGATGGCTCTATACTTCTTACTCGCACGCCACATCTTTTTAGAACGGCTTTTATTCTTCTTATAAGCTCCTCAATGTTATATGGTCTTATAACGTAATCATCTGCACCTTCATCAAATGCTTCAATAACATACTCATATCGGGCCTTATCCGATACCATTATTACCGGTATTTTATCATCTGATTTGCGCAAAAATTTTAATGGCTTTAGCCTCATAGAGGCATCTGTTGTTTTATAATGGCTTAATATGCATAAGTCATAATTCTTTTCTCTGATTTTGATTAGTATATCATATTCAGTTGAGGTTATTACTTGAAAGCCGTTATACACCAAATAATCTACCAGGATTTTACAGTCTTCATCTTGATAGATTAAAATTCTTGGCAATGCTAATTTAGTGTTATTACTTTTCATACCATTTCTTTAATCTTGTTTTGCAAATCATTATATAAAACTTCATACCAAAATGGATTAAGCCTTAACAGGTCAAAGTATGAATATACGCCTTTTTGATATATTAAAGAAGCATATTTAAGCTCTTTGTCTGCTCTTTTTTTAAGATGCTCATGATAGAACTTTATGGACTGGTCTACATTTACCAAGAATGGCGATTTATGCTCCATAAGAACTTTTTGCTCTGTATTTTGAGCAAAGTAATATGGGATATTCGGCATTGCCCAGAAAGTTAATCCAGCACCATATTCCTCACTCGCTTTATATAAAAAGCCAGGACATGGACGAATTGAGTCAGGATATAAGCTTTTACATATTCTTAACCTACGTGGAATAAAAGGATTAAGTAAAGTAGTTAATCGCTTGTTTATATAAGTTGAGTATTTATCAACCATTCTTGTGTGTTCTTTAACAAGTGATGAAACTAACAGCTTAATCCTTTCATTTCCTATAGGGTCACTCAGGCGTATATATTCTTGCCTGAAAGCTTCACGCTGAATACGTATTCTATCTTCTTTAAGCCGTTGAGACTTTTTCCTTTTAGCTTCTATGCTAGCCATTGCAGCTCTGCGCTGCCCCTCAGGTCCAAATAGTTTTACACCTTGGCAATTATTTGGACCTAAGCCTGTCCATGGCATTTTATCTCCATATCTAGCTTCAATTTCTTTGTTTTCCTGCTCTTCTTCAGATAATTCAACATGCTCTTCTTCCAAGGTAATTTTTTCAATTGCCTCAGATTGAGCTTCTTGAATATCCTCATCATCGCTTTTAATTTCATCGAGAAATTCAAAGAGTTCCTTTTCGGTTAAGTCTCCATATTGCTTAATATCTTCCATGCCACTTAAATAAAGACTTGATTATATCTTTTCCAGCTTGCTTGTTAAGCAATCCAAAATATGCAATTGCAAGCATGAGTCTTGCTATTTTATGCAATACCCATGCTAATAGATATATAGGGAAATAAAGTACACCTACGCATCTCCATAAAAATTTAAGCACCTTTTTCATCTTCTTCCTTTTTAACCATTATTGTTTCTACTTTTTCTCCCTCTTCTACTTGTTTTAACTCAAGATAGGTTCTATGAAAAGCTTCATCACCTATCCTTTTAATAAAAGTTCTAAGTGTAGAAGGATACTCGCTTACATTTATAGTCTTATCGACTACTTTCGCGTAAAGAGCAGCAAGAGCTTTAGGCCCAAATACCTTTTTCTCTTGTAATCTTTCAATGGGACCTCTTTTGAATTGAACATATAGATGTTCATTCATAATCTTCGTACGAGTTAAGTACAAGTCCTTAATCAAAGCCTCAATATGCTTTTCAAACTGAGGCATTTGAATAATATCAATAACTTTCAAATCTTCCAGCTTCATTTTTATAAGTTTTAAAACGTTATTTTTCCTTTAATTCCACAGGTTCATCATTCCAAGTTAAGTTTCTACCTATAAGTTTCTTAATTGAGCCTTTAGGTAAAGGTATTTCAGTATCATACAATGTACCTCCATCATTTACTTCATCATACCAAAAATGTAATTCGCCACCTCTTGTAGGTTTATTACTAAATATACCTTCATGCCCATTTTCATGAACTGCTACCCAAGCCATATCATTTATAAGTTTTTAAGTTGTTGTTTATAATACTTTTCTTGCATATCGAAGTGTCTCTTATATATATGCAAATCATGAGCAAAATGGTAATAAGTGCCTATTGGCACACCGAGCTCATCTGCAACTAATTGTTGAAGCTTTGTCCAACAATACTGGTCATTGCAAAAGCCATAAACCAAATCATTGCTTCGCATAGTTACACACATATCAAGAGTTCCTATTTGAGGCTTAATATCAAAGCCTACAGACAAAGTGCAAGGAGTATCATATTTATAACCATCCTTTTCTTTGCCATCAAAGATTGTAAACCAAGCTTGACGAGTATCTTTATTCTCTTTAAGCTGTTCAATGCACTTTGCCAATTGGCCATTGCGAGTCCACTGCCATCCGTAATTAGAATTGACAATGTTATCTCCACCATGCATTTTATCCCACATAGGAGCATGCTTTTTAATTTCAGCTACACTCCTATCTCCAGACATATACCAGGCATATTCGCGCTCTGCATATCGTTCGCTGAATTTACGCCATTCTGTTGTTATGACGCGTTGCTGAGGATTAAGTAAATAAAAACCAACATTGTAAACAGCTTTTGTTCCAACATTAGTATTTACTCCTTGGCCTATAATAAAAGCGTATAGGTCTTCAAAAGCCTCAGTAGCATTTTTATAAGCTATGTTCATTCTATCCAAATTTGTTTTGTTTGCCAATCCATTCTGCCATTTGATATTTTGAAAGTTTCTGCTTGTTTCCAAGTATTAAAATACCTAAGCAGCATTCCTGTTGAGTCAAATACACCATATTGAATTTTTCCCATATCACTTAACTATTTTATTGGTGCTGCTGTTATAAACTCTAAACAACAATTCTTCAGCTTCTTCATTCATGGCATTGCAAATACTTATTGCTTCTTCCATAGATAAGCCTGTAAGCTCTTCGTCATCATCATTCACTGCAATTTCGCCAGTTATAACTCTAACATCAAATAAGTTTGCAGAAGCAAAAGCCTTAGCAGCATCAAGAGCTTGTATACAAATATAATGTACAGCATCCCAGTATATATAAGACAATGTGCTTGTATCTTTTAATATATCGACATAAAGCTCTCTCAACTTTTCTGGCTTAAACCATCCATGCTCATCCATTCGTCTATATTCAACAAGCCATCTGCCATATCCATTTGTGGCCTTAAACCTGTTGGCATAAACGGCCACAAATCTAAGAAATTGGTCTGTATAAATGACTTGTGGAATTTCAACTGTTTTCTTCTTGAGCTGTTTCATGTGCTTAAAGTTTATATATTCTCGCGCGTTCTAGAGCGCGTTTATTATTCCATTATTATTCAATCATTCATGTACTTAAAACGCGATATTGCGCGCGAGAATAATGTGAAAATCAATCCTTAGTATGACCCAGTAGACCCGAGTGCTCCATCACCACGCTCAGATGAACGGCTGAAAAGCTCTGACTCAGAAACTTCTTCAAGGCCTTCATACGATACAGGCACAAGAATAAATTGTGCTATTTTCATACCTGGCTTAATGTGGACCTTGGCTTTGCCGACATTAACAACATGTATATGAATTTCACCTTGGTAATCTTCATCTACAATCTTGGCTCCGAGGATAACGATGCTTTCAAATGCTTCTGCTTTCGGTGTTCTACCAGCTCCAAGGCAAGCCCATTTAGAAGTTACGACTCCTGACTTATCAGCCGCCATAAGCATATATCCTTCTGGAATCTCCATCTTAATACCTGATGGTATTAAAACATCAGTTCCTGGATTTACGATAAAACCTTTGTTACTGCCGAAATTAGGAACGAAAAAATCAATTCCTGCTGCTTTACCAGTTCCACGAACAGGGGATTTTACATTTCTTATTTTTGCAAATTTCATGGTTGCATCATTTTAATGAGTTTCTTAGCCGCTATTTCTACAGCTTTAGCAAATCTGTTTTTAACTTCCGGACTTATAAGGCTGTAAACTCCTTCATTTTCAAAAGCATCGGCCATGATAGCTCCAATTTTTGAAAGCTTAGGATTAGAAGCGTTAATGCCATATTTATCCATAAATTCTTTGTTATACTCATACTTAATACCTCTGCCATTTTTTACAGGAACAAGTTTGACTATTTCTGCATAAGTATTTGGCTCTCTGCTCGTAGGAACAGTGATAATAATCTCTTGATTGTTTGTCATGCACAGATCTGTGCACATTTCCATTACTTCATTGAAGTCACGCTTATACTCTCTTGGAGTTACTGAAATTAAACTTTTCATAATGATGCAAAATTAGCAATTAAGTTCAACATATATTCTTTGTCTTTACATCTTCTGAGCTTCATCTTATCTTTTAAGGCGAGAGCTACTAGCTGAACACCTATAAAATGATGTTTTGCATGAGACTCGTCAATTATATCCAATACTACCTCTTTGGATATAATCTCATCATAACTTTCGGTCTTGTCAATGATAGCATTTATCTTGATTCCACCAATTACAAATGTGTAACACGTGCTTTCTTCATAGTTTTCATTCCCAAGGCCAGACAGGAATTGAAGTTCTTTTAATTTTGCTTTCTGCTCTTCTTTCAAATGAAATACCTTTATATCTATATCCTGTGGATTAGACGGAACTCCGAGCATAGCCAGAGCAGTTGTACCTGTTACCATATACTCAATTTTATTTACTTTGCAAAAGTCATCGAGTTTGAATAAAGCTTCTTTTATCTTCATCATATTATCTATATTTTTTAATAATAAAATGTCACTAAGTTTAATTACATTTTCTTTTATATCCATATGTATTATTACATTAAATCGTCCTCGAATAAGCTTGGTTGCTCAGTGGCTTTAGGAGCAACTTTTACATCTCCCGGCTTACGCTTTAATACCCAAAGAGTATTACGTGAAGCATCCGGGAACATAGGAGCCATGATATTGGCAATGAGGTTTGAGTCATAATACTCTTTAAGAGCATCAAACATTTTCTGTTGCCAATCGTTCATCAGTGGCTTATAGTCTTTAGCTGAAGCAAATGTACCAAACTTCTTTACTATGTTGAAATGCTTCAACAATATGCCTTCGAGTTCCCAATGGTCAAACTCTTGCACATCAACTCCGCGACCATCACCTGAGTCATAAGTATGATTACCAGCTGCTCCTACAGATGGGTCATAGTTTGGAGTTGAAAGGTAATAAGTAGCGTTATTATTGCCACAAGCCTTAAAGTTCTCCAAAAATGCATCTGCATTCTGTTTGCCAACATGCTCGAGCACTTCAAAAGCACAGACTTTGTCAGCATTAAACTTGCTGAAATCCATGTAGTTTTTAGCAAGGTCAGCAGCATAGAAATGAGCCCAAGGTACATCCGCATACTTTTCAGCAGCTTGTTGAATTGTTTTTTCGCGAATATCGATACCGATATATTCTTTCTGCTTAAATTTGTTTCGGTATAACACCTCAAGTAAATTAGCAGCCCCGCAGCCAAAATCAACGATAGATTCACCTATCTTGGCTTCTTTCAAAATGTGAGTCCAACGCAAATAATGCGCAAACTGGTCTCTGTGGAATACATGACGCTCAAACGCCTGGTCTGGTCTGAGGTCTGTTGTGTTATAAACTTTTGCCATAATTATTTTTTTTATTATGTTTGTTAATTGCCGTAATAATAAACGTCGCCATTAAAGCTATGTATACAATAATTAATGCGGCAGCCAATAGCTGATTATTTATGTATGGCATTATAAAAATAGGTGAAATAGCGAAAAGCACGATTGCTATGACTATTGGAGTAACGCACAGCATTTGCAAGAAAGTTTTCAAAAATTCTTTCATACTTCTTCTGTTTCATTTAGATAATCATTCATCGAACCCATATAAGCTACTGCATCAAGAAGATTATCCTCTTTATGTGCATAAGCTTCACGTGATAGCTTAAGAGCAATCATTGCTCTATACATTCCAGCTGTTGTAATTTGCTGGTCTTTTGGCGACATCAAATTATAAATAGCTGCCGCTCTTTCCATTGATGCCTGAAATGGTCCGTATTGACGCTCTTTTTCCTCTGAGCGTTCATTTACAATCTTGTTTGCTTGTTCTAAAATGTTAGCCATTGTTTATTAAAGTTTTAAGTTCTTCTTTTAATCTTTTTGCATCAGCACCTCTAAATGTCTGCGCATTAGCTAAAAAATACCTCGCAACATCCCCAGCTGTATCATAATAATACATAGCATTCGGGTCTGAAGTATCAAGTGTTAGCATTGCCTCTAAATAAGGCACTGCGCCAAAATATACATTAAGCCATGTTGACTTTATATCTTTGGCTATTTGCTGAAAGGTTCTTTTCTTGTCCATTTTATTATCTTTATTTAGATATGCAAATATACTAATTTTCTCCGAGAATAGAAAATTTTTTCATTATAAAATGCACTCACTTAACACTTCTTAACTTGGCCAGATTTTATTGCTCTTCTGGATATTCTATTTGCAGTAATTCTTTGCAAAATTGAATAACTTGCTCATAGTTATTATACACAGTTTGAGTAATAATTTTCCGCTGAAGTATTGTTAGCTTATTTTTAATAATAAACTTATTTATGTTAAGAGAGAGAGAGTTTTATCATTGCATCTTCTTTTATCTCCTAACTGAATAGCTAACTGAGCATAATGAATACACTTCTTTATATCCTGCGCTCCATTTTTAGCTTTATATCTACTAATATATTTTATAATGCATCCTTGTATAAAGGAACATCTTAAAGCGGTTATAAGCTCTATTGGTTGCATAGCCATATCTTTATAATGGCTACCACCTATTTGTACATCTGTTGCTTTCATATCAATATACTTTACGTTTACGATTATCTGGTATATACCCATTTGCCACTCTCATTTCATCCATAAACATAACAGAATTGTAATGCTTAGGAAATTCTTTTATCACCTTAAAGCTTGCTGTTTTATCTTTCACAAAGCTATTATCGCCTACAGGTTCTACATATCCAAGTTTTACAAACTTATAAAGATATGCGGTTTCTGAGTTTCTACCTGGTTCTTTACCAAGCAGAATTTCTTTTGAACTTACTACTTTGCCAACATTATCGTTAACAAATTTTACCATTTCCGGAAATACCGGAGCTTGTTTCCCATTACGTCCCATATTACATAAATTTTTTATATTTGTCAATTTTTGCTTTTATGCTATCCATTAAGGCATTTTGCTTTTTATCTTTTGCTTTAAGTGCTCTGATTACATCTTCATCATGAGTGCCTTGCAATATCAAATGATTTATAACAACATGATTTTGCTGTCCTTGTCGATATAATCGAGCATTAAACTGCTGATATAATTCAAGACTCCATGTTTGCCCAAACCAAACTATTATACTGCCTCCTGCCTGAAGATTAAGTCCATGACCTGCTGATGCTGGATGCGCCAACATAACTTGTATTTTGCCTGCATTCCAGTCTTCAATATCTTTATTGTTTTTAAGCTCTCTTGGCTTATATTTTTTAAGATACTCAACAATTCTATCTCTATCAAACTGATAAGTCCATGCTACAAGCACAGATTGGCCATTTGCATCTTCGATTATCTCCTTAAGAGCTTCAAGCTTAATATCATGAATTGGAAACACATTTCTTTCTTCATCATATATAGCTCCATTAGCAAATTGAAGTAATTTATTTGAAAGGGCAGCGGCATTGACTACGTTTACTTCCACAGGCTTTTCAACAAATACTGAATTGCCATTTTCGTCTTCTTGCTCAACAGTTTCAGTAGCACTTATTAAGTCAAGCACTTTATTCTTTTCAAAGTCATCATATTGCTTCTTTAGAGCTTCAGGCATTCTAAGCTTTATATAGTTATCTGTCCTAAACGGCATTTCAAGATAATCATCAGCTTTCATGCTTATGCAAATATCCTCTATTTTCTTATGTATTAGATATTCTGAGTCACTCATCAAATCGTATGAATATACAACATGACCATTTGTTTGGCCTGGCCGAAAATACCTTTCTCTATATCTGGATATTGTCTTTTCAAGGCGCTCGCCTCTATCCATAAGATATATTTGAGGCCACAAATCAATAAGTCCATTTGGAGCAGGTGTACCAGTTAGTCCTACTAGCCTTTTAAGATAAGGTCTTGCGCCGCGTAATGCCTTAAAACGCTCTGATTTATAAGACTTAAAACTGCTAAGCTCATCAACTACTACCATATCAAAAGGTAATTTGCCTCCACCATATAAAGCACAAAGCCATGCAACATTATCTCTTGATATGATATAAATATCAGCTTTTGTTTCCATAACGGCTGCTATTCGCTGTTTAGCAGTACCTATAATCTTAGAAAAGCACAAATGCTTTAAGTGGTCCCATTTCTCTGCTTCTTCTTGCCAAACTGACTCAGCTACTCGCTTTGGTGCTATGACTAACACTGAGTTAATCTCAAGATAGTCAAACATCAAATAGTTTACAGCCGTCAGTGTTGATACCGTCTTACCCAAGCCGAGGTCAAGAAATACTCCACAATAAGGATGCGTAAGTATAAATTCTACCGTAGCTCTTTGGTAACCATGTAAGTCTTTTTCTGTTAGCATATTATGAAAATCTTCCATTCTTACAATGAAGCTTTGCGTGCTCAACTTGTGAGCTTAAAACTTCTAAATTATCTATTAAGTTATTTCTTGGATTACCATCTTTATGATGAACAACTTCACCTTTCTTTAATGGTCTTCCAATTACTTCTTCGGCTAATATCCTATGTGCATGAGTTCCAAATATCTTTGGATAACTATGCTCTTTGCCTGTATTATTCCTAAGATGACCTTCTCTAACAGCAAGCCTATTCCAAAAGTTATCCATTCTAGTTGGATTGAGGTCTTCATTCATCTTTGTCATTTTAGCACTTAGATGCTCTTTTGCACAGGCTCTACTACAAAAGAAATGTGTAATGCCTGGCTTTATCATGCTTTTATATCGTATAAACTGCTTACCGCATTTTTCACAAGTAAGCATTATTTTTTCGCCTCTTGCCATATAATGCTATCTATAAATTGTTCAACGCCTTTTATCGTATCTATTACTTCAACTCTAAAGCCCAAAGCTCTAAGCTTATTGTGCATATATGCCTGTATGCGCTTAGGCTTTCGCCCAGTTGTTTTTAATTCCACAAAAACTATTTTATGGCCCGGAAATAAGCACATTCTATCTGGTAAACCTATAAGTTGGTCGCACAACAGTTTTATGCACATACCACCATTTATCTTAACAAGCTCAACCAATTTGCGCTCTACAACTTTTTCACTGTCTACCGTCTCTTTCTTCATAAGTTAAATTTATTGAACTTACAGTTACTCCTAGTATTTGCAATGACTGATTAAGCTTATCTTTAAGATTTTTCTTGAATTGAGCTACATCATTGCAAGCATTCTCTTCTGTTATATGGTTTTCATCATATTTTATTGTTCTTAAAGAACCATCGGAGAATTTGCATATAGCTCTTAGTATTACATATTTCATAACCTGGCCATATAAATGTTATACTCACAATTATCCAAATCAAATTCCAGTTTGTCAACGCAAAACTTTTGGCCATTATATATAACAACCGTTTTGACAGATGGAATATGTTCTATATTTCTTGTTACAAGAAGCACAGAATTACGGTAATTTCCGTATCGCGTTTTATAAAAATTTGCTATCATAATAAGCTATCTTTACGTTTATAGTATTTCTGTTTACCATATAAAGGAAAGTTCTTAGTGGATGCTATAGCTTCCCATTCAGGCAATGACCTAAGAATTTCATTAACTTCTCTGGTATTATATCTTGACATTTCTGTCTTATCTTTGCCAAGGCACTCACACCATACTTCAGCAATGCAGACAAAGTCTTTTTGTACTGTACCGTTTTTAGACAATGGGTCTTCAAGCCAACGTCTTCTGTCGTACAGGTCCATTTTATCCCAATCATCTGGAAATTTAGTATTAAGATATTCTTCAATAATACCTTTTCGTTCATCTGCCTCTGAGTGTTTATGTTGCTCAATCTTAGCAATTATATCTTCATCACCAACGAGGTATAAAGGCTCTTTTGCTAAATATAACTGATATGCTTCAGCCCATATTTGATTTACTTCATCTTGTGTAAGGTCATCATTTACAGACTTTGTAGCATATTCTGGCCTTACGTCTATAGGCATAAATCGTCTATTTCCTGTCGGGTCACGTAAGAAATCTTTGTTATTAGTAGTACCAAAAAATACACATTGCCTTTTATATGTTTCTACTGTTCTACCATACGCTGGCCTGAACATATCTTCTCTTTTTGATATGTAGTGCTTGATTGACTCTACTTCTGCTTTCTTAAGGCCTGAAAGCTCTGCCATTTCAATCAGCCACGCCCCTTGTATCTGTTCAAATGACTCCTTGCCCTGCACAGTCGTGAATGTATCTGAGAACCATTCCATGCCGAGCTTTTTAACGAAAGTACTTTTATATGTTCCTTGTTCTCCGACAAGTATAAGCGCTGTGTCGAACTTAATACCTGGCTCGAATACCCTCGCAACAGCCGCCACCAACGTTTTCCTAATGGCGGCTCTAGTATAAGCGTTATCTTCTGTTCCAAAATAATCAATCAATAATGTATTAACTCTCGGTATGCCATCCCACTTTTGAGCACATATATACTCTCTTATCGGATGGAACTTTTTCTTTTCAAATTCAAGCGCAAGCGCGTCGTCCACTTTTTGACTTGACACAATGCCGTAAACACACTCAATGTAATTACGAACACCAGAATAGTCAACATCACGAAGAGGCTCCACAGTATCGACTTTACGCCATGGTAACGAACGTGTAACATATCTTTTATTATCAAAAATGTTTAGCTTAAATACATCTTTTAAGAATTGGTCATGCTGAATTATTATATTCAAGTTATTGGCAGAATTATCATATTCGCCTTTTGTATTAGCGTCAAGCTCTTCTGTCCATGAAGTATCATATTCTTCAGGAACTTCTGCTTTTGCTTCTTCTGCAAACTCGAATTTAGCTTCAGCAAACTTTTCTTCAGCAATATGCTTTTTTGTTGTAGAGTCCTTAGAGGCAAATTCTTCCATTGCCTTAAAGCTCTTTTTATCTTTGTCTTCTTTTTCTTTGCCTGTATCTAAATGGCCAAATTTATGTATGCGAACTAAGTCAAATGCATTACATAGTCTACCTCCAGCAGGGTCTGTTCCATGATGAGAATATGCAAATTTATCATCATAGACTATTAAGCCCGCAGCTGTAGAGCCATTTATATACGTATATCGCCCTTCTCCAGCTGGTGTATATACATCTGAAAGAAAAGTCTCAATGGCTTCTTGTATAGTATAAGTACGGCAGAAAACACCAATTATGCCTTTTTTATCTTCTGGGTCCTCTTGCTTTTTGATAGCTTGCATTATTACATCTGTGCTATCTGTAGCAGTTGGCCATTCGCTCGTATCATGCCAATCATTATATAGCCCAAGAATATAATCAGCTTCAAGGAAAGGTCCGTCTTGAAATTCAAAGTAGTACTCCATATCTGATGATACAGACGGCCAGAACATAAGTCTATTTACGTCAAAAGTCGACTGGTCAAACAAATCAATGTTTAGGTCTCCAGCGACTTTTCGGGCAATGGCTTGATATTCTTCTTGTGATACTTCTCTATCAAGTGGAATTATCAATCTGTGTCGTGGCTTTTCAGGGCATGACTTATGAGTTGAATGAATAACCGCAGCACAATCAAATAGCATTGTAAAGTCCCACCAAAAGTTCTCATGAGAAAAGTCAATATCCAATGTAATTAACTGGCGGTAAAGTACATTTGTTTTATCACGCCTACCATTTGTAAGAAATCCGCCTACAAATCCGCCTACATCTTTTATCTTACTTTGCTCTTCTTTTGTAGCACTCATAAACCGCTTATATGTTTCAGCGGTTACTACAGGAGTAGCTAGCTTTTGAACTAAATTGCTCCAAGTAGTTTTGGTATTTTTCCATACTTTACTTGAAACATTTAGTCCAACTGCTATGCTCAAATTTTCATCATATTTCAATTTATCTACTTGCATAAATACTAATCATTTTTGGTAAAAATCCATAACTCCCCCATCTGCATTAAGTGGAAGGTCTTGTGCCCACAAAGGTGGAGTTGACATGATTTTTACCAAATTATCATACCATAGCTGAGCATTCTCTTCTGGAACCTCTGTTATAACTTCATCGTGTATTGAACCCACAATTCCATATCCAGCTTTTTCCATTCTAAGCATAGCATCACCTAACAAATCTCTTGATACAGCTTGAACTATATTTTCTGTTAGTTTGCCACCATAGGTGTCTATGCTTATCCATTGTTTTGTTGTCTGGTCGATGCCTCTATAGCACAAACTTCGAATTGGAACTGTTGAACGGCCTATTTTCTTATCTTTGAATTCAGGCTTATAATAAAATAGTTTTCTGCCTACAGGCAATTCTATTGTCATAAATTCACCGTCACAATCAAATATAACATTTTTACTAGTGCACTTAACGGCTCTGTGGTATCTTACCGCTTCTTTAGAAGCCTCATCAATCTCTTTCCACATATCAACTATATTAGGATTGGCCATGCGCCATTTTCGTACGAGCGACATCATTTCTGTGTCTGAAAGACCCATTTTATCACCGCCCATGCGCTTTAATGCGCCAAGACCTCCTTCATAACCTAATGCTAATTCGGATATTTTTGACTTGTCGCGAAGCACTGAGCCTTTTTTAATTTCAGACTTTGGTACTCCAAACATCTTTTCTCCAGTTGCTTCATAAATCTTACCGTCGCCATGAAATACATCTAATCGCCACTTTTCATCAGCGAGCCAAGATATAACTCTTGCTTCGATAGCTGAAAAGTCAGCAACTGCATATTTCATACCTTGTGGTGGTATAAGTGCTGTTCTTACTAACTGGGACAAAATATCTGCAACATCATCATACATCATCTCAACCGACTCCCAATCACGTGCTCTAATCATTTCACGTGGTACTTCTATATGTGATATATGATTTTTTGATAAGTTCTGCAATTGCAATAGCCTACCTGCCCATCGTCCAGTTCTATTTGCACCATAGAATTGAAATGTACCACGGACTCTATGGTCTTTCATGGCACAATTAAGCATAGCATAATACTTCTTAATTGAAGTTTTTGATAGCTTTTTGCGTATATTAAGCAACTCAATTACATCTGGATAGTCTACAAACTCTTTAAGTAAGTCAGGCATTGTTTCCTTTGAAAGTGACATAACAACACATCCTGTTGTCTTTTCAATCCATTGCCTAATTTGAACAGGCGAGTTTGGATTTTCAAGCCCTGTTAGCTGTTGAGCATGTTGCGTTAAGATAGAAGTATATGTGTTATCTACTGCGATAGCGGACTCTGCTAATTCCATATCAACCAAAATACCTCTATCATTTATATTCTGGTCAAGCACGTACATTTCTCGCTCAATCTTTGGAATGATGTAAGACTCTAATCTATGAAATATCTCGCGCTCGGCCAAGACATCATATTTATTATACTCTTTATACATTTCCCACTTCTCAGGAGCATGTTCTGGATAGTTATGCGTACGCATTCCATTAACTCGAGTTGCTTTGCATGGGCATGAGAAGTATTTAATAAGCGCTTTACCAGTATCTAGCTTTTTATCTGTAAGATTAAGAGCCTTTGATACTTCGTCCAAAGAAAGTGGTAAACCACAATACGCAGCTTTTACAGAGGTACAATACCACTGCTCTGCTGGAACATTATAGCCAACTCGTTTAAAACTAAGCCGCTCAAATACTGCATTATGAGCAACTTTTATACACTCTGGGTCAAGTAATGCTTCTTCAAACTCTTCAGGCATTTCTTCACCTTGAGCTAAATCAACAATGTTAACTGGCCCATCATCTAATGCATATCCTATAATCAGTATCTCAAAGTCTGGTGACTCTATATATTTATAGGCACCAGAGTCTTTAATATCTACTGAGGAAAATGTTTCGACGTCTATAAAAAGATATTTCGCCATTATTTCTTAATTTGATATTATAAAATTAGGAGTATAGGCGGGACTCGAACCCACGTTTACTTGGTTTCCACAGACGGTTTCCGAAGTAAGTTTTACCATTAAACTACTATACTTGCTGATGCAGAGAGGAAATTACATCAGCTCATCATTCCATTCGTTCTCACCTCCGAAGTCTTCTTCAGTGGTAGAACCACCGGCCAACATCTCACCGTCTTCAAGCTTCTGAAGATTGTTCAATCCGGCTGCGATGCCTTTGGATGAAACGTTGAAGGCATAGAAGTTGATTGATGCACGGCCATAGCAACCACTGTAGAACTCCTCTTTCTCCATGATAGGATTGAGGTCTTTGTCTACGATACTCGGCTTGCGCTGGCTGTTGGCATTGATGAAGTACATGCCTTCAAATGCTGGGTCATCGCCACGCTCATCGTCGCCATCACGCAGAGGCAATTTGAGATTTGAAGGTATTTTGCCATTCTTATCCGCAAGCTTAGCTTTGCCTGTCTGCTTAGCTGCCTCAATAGCTTTATTAATCTTTTCGAGGGTCTTTGCATCATCCTTTGGGATAAGAATGCAGATATTGTACTTAGGGGCATCACCCTCGTTCATAGCCGTAGGCTCAAACACGTTCGCGTAGCAAAATCTTACTTTGCCGGTTACAACTTTTGTTGAATTTTCCATTTCACTTTAATTTTTAGTTGTTATTATTTTTTTTTCAATAATTGCCCAATCAGGCAAATAGTCATTATTCTCCATTATCTGCAAAATCTAATTGTGCTTGATTATATCCCATTGCTGGTCTCTTGTCTTCAAGCGGTACAAGAGTAGGTTTGCCTTGTGGCTTGATAACCACATCTGAGAGTATTTCCTCAAAACGCTTTTTGCCTACTAACTTCTCAATAGAAGTAATCGGTTTAAGCTTCATATTGAAAATCTCATCTTCTGAAAGTTCAGGGCAACGCGCAAAAATTGCATTAGAAGCTTGGTCTTCGTCAACCCATTTGCGTCGACTAATTCCTTCAACTAATTTAAGCCCCGGCCATTGCTTATTCTCGTTAATCGCTTTAGTTTGTGCATATTCTGTTATTGAATTAGCCCATTCTATAAGCTTAGGAGTACGGCGAACAATATCGGCAATCTCATCATCTGTAAGAAGTGCTGGCTCTGCAAACTCATGCTGAGCTATTTCGAGTTGTTGCTCATAAAGCTTACGACACTGATTACGCACAGCACAAAATCTACACCAATCTCCAGCATTGAGTTCTCCTTTACCTTCAAAAGCAAGTTCAGCTCTTGGTCTAAGCTCCTCTTCTGCCCATCTGCGGAGTTCTTCAACAGATATTTGCCAACTTGATATGTTGTTAATGCGAGGCTGTATAATGGTCAATCGCACTTCCGTTATATCATACATTGTATCATATTTCTGCAAAGCTCCAAGCCCATAAAGCATAAGTTGCTTATTCCATTCAGCATATACTGGAACACCTTTTCCATATTTTAAGTCAATAACTTCCATAAGGTTGTCATTGATAACAACACAGTCAGCTGTTCCAAAGCTTTCAGGCACATATTCTGTCAAATCGAGTTTCTGCTCAATTTCCATGACGGCTAACGGATTTTCAGTTTTTGCTTCAGCTAATTGTTCTGAGCAATAATCCGTATAGATAGGTACAACTTCAAGCATTTCCTCGCTGAACAGGTCATTTGCCATTATCTCTTCGAGCCTTTGGTCAAAGTCTTGCTCACTAATGCTGTTAAGTGTATCTTTTCTCAGGTAAAGCTCTGAGAGCTCATGAGCTAATGTACCTTCTTCTGCATATACCGAAGACTTCTTTTCTCCGTATTCATCTTCAAGCTTGGCAGACGGAGTACAATTCAGCCATCTTCCTGCTCCAGAAGCCGAGAGGAGTGCATGACTCCTCTGACTATGTTTCTGTGGTTTAGTACTACTTGTCGCTTGAGCCATATTCTTTTATCAATTTTGCCAAATAACGGCATTGAATAGCACATTGAGCATAAAGCTCTGGATTTTCTCTGCGAAACTTCTGAGCTGCTTTTTGCAATTTCTTTGTACTCGACATAATTACAGTGACTCTAAGAAGTTATACATTTCATCATACTTAGCCGGGTCAAGCTTTGTTACACTCGGGGCTCCAAGCTCATTGAGTTTCTGCTTGATTACGTCGCGATGCTCATTGACCTTCTTTGCAAGCATTCCGCGAACATCCTCAATGCTCTTAGAGGCAGAAGAAGCAGCCGGAGCAGCAGGTGCTGAAGGAGCAGGCTCGGCAGCGCTCTGAGTCTGGGCAGGTGCCGCAGGCTGAGGAGTAGGTTTTGTGGGAGCTGGCTTTGCTAGCGCAGCAGGAGCAGGTTTAGAAACTGAAGCGGCTACTTGAGCTCCACTTGGAACTCCTGCTGCAAACAATGAAGTTAAAAACTTCTGCGTATTTTCAGACAGGTTTACGCTAACCTCAACAGAAATTTTAACGGTTTCCATTTTCGTAATTTTTAATGAAGTTATCTAAATAGTTAATAAACTCGTTTACTGTCATATCTGGTACGTTTGAGAGCTTTTGGTGGATAAGCTCATTATTCTTATATATAGATACGTACACGCCTTTATAATTCAGCTTTACTTTATACTCGCCTTTCAGCATTGTTAGGCATCCATCTTCAGATGAACCTTTCCAAGTATTTGCTGAAAACAAATCAGTTACTAACACGCCAATATGATTGGCCAATCGCTCTAACTGTATAACATCCAAATTGGCTTCACCCTTTAACACACGGTCAAATGCCTGTTTCGGATATTTAACAGTAGGAAATAACACCTTCGCTAAATCTTCCGTATTTAGCTTGTAGTGCTCAATTACATTACCTATATTAAATTGTTCCATATTTTGGTGAATTTTATTATCTTATTTTCGATATGCAAATATACAAACTATTCTCGAAAGAAAAAAATTTTTCCATTATTTTTTGAGAATTTATTTGTTAAAAATAATTAAACAGTAATTTTAGTGCGGCTTTGAAATTGCTGTAAACAAAGAAACAATAAAAACAATGCCTCTATATATTTCAAACTTAATTTCTTAATTTCCGATTAACATTAAGGTTAATAAGAAATATCAGCTTTTAATACGAAAAGATTTAATGAAATTATTGTTTCTTTGTTTACAGCATATGTAAGTAATTGATTTTGAGCACTTTAGGCGTAAACAATGACTTGTTTATATTGTTTCTGTTGTTTACCGCTTTATGAAGTATTTTGCACACAGCCATATAATTACTAAGGCTATGGCGGTTATCAGGTATTCACCAATATTAATTTTTATCTTTTGCCATTTAGTAAGCCGAGCTTCTACAGGGTATGCAACTTGAATTGTATCAACTTTTTCTCGCCAGAGAGTATCATGCTTTTCTATGTATTTATACAAGTATTTATATTTACTGAGATACACGGTATCGCCTTTGCGCTCTACATAGATTGAATCTCTATGATATATGCTATCAATTTTGGTCTGAGATAAGTAAGTAGTATCTCTTTTCGTTGTTTCCACTGGCACATATTGAATTGACTTACAGCTATATAATATAGTGGCTAAAAATATAAGTGTAATTATTCTTGCTAATTCTCGCATAATCTTTGAGTTTTATTTGTTATTATTCATATTTAATATAAAAACCATTCTCGCACATAAGAAATTATTGCGAGAATGGCTTTTATGTGCTTCAGAGGTCTTTATACTCGTACTTAGCATCAAAGCTGGGGCATGCCTTAGCTGCAAATTCTCTGTGTCCATGAATAGTAGCATTTGGGTATTTTACCTTTAAGCTTTTCAACAATTCGAGTAAAGATTGCTTTTGAGCCTCAGTGCGCGTATCTTTTGGTGTTTTACCATCTTTGGCCACTCCACCAACATAACAAACACCGATTGAATTGGCATTTTGACCTGAGCAGTGAGCTCCAATTACGCTTTCGTCTCTGCCTTTATGAATAGAGCCATCAAGCTCAATTACATAATGGTAACCAATATCCTTCCAGTGATTACCATTAACATGCCAATCCCTGATAGTTTCGGTTTTGATGTCTTTACCTTCAGGCGTTGCTGAGCAATGCACTATAAGCTTATTAACTTTTCTCATTTTTCTTTATTGTTAAGAGATACTTGTTTTACTATTTTATTAAAGACTTCGTTGCCTTGTTCAGTAGTAGCTGCTTGAATAATCTGCTTAATCATATCTGGAACATCTCCGGCATGTGCTTTTCTTCTTTTGCTATTTTCTAATACAGATTTGCCTTCTATACAAAGTATTGCTAAAGCACAAAGCATAGTTGCAAATGGCAGTATATAAAACGATAGCAAGCTTCCTAAAACATCTACCATAAATGCAAACATGAGAACTCTAGCATAATCGCCTATTTTTACAACAGTACGCCTAAAGCCATGAGACATAAGCTTTTCGCCTAAAATCTTTGCTGTTAATGTACCACTCCAAAAATCAACGATACACGCTATAGTAGAGAAAATCCAGCATATAACTATTATTACTACTCTAACAGTTATAAAAAACATAAGAGCTTCTAGGTCTTTTGCTTCAATGAGTTCTAGCATAGCATTTTCTTTGTTATGTTATAAAACATGTTTCTTATAATTTCACCAACTAGATAACTGGCACTTTCGCTATAAGGACTGAAATTCAACGTTTTAGCAATATGCTTTTCAATGTGGTCTACCTCATGAGCAAAGCTATTGAAAAATTCCCAAATATCAGTAGTTTTTGATACTACTATTGCACTGCGTTTATATTTAGGATTGCTATAAGCTATTCCTATATTACGCCTATTTGAGTATAAAATTTCTTTAGCCCTATTCAAAAATCGTTTACTACATCTTAAGCTATACAACTCATCTATTATTTCTTCTGCATCATTGGCGTCTGTCATTATGAAGTATGATATGTGCCAATTAGCATAGTTTTCAAGATAGAATTTTCCTGCTATCATAGAATTTCTTCCCAATCTACGGCTATACCTCTGGATGTCATTTTAGCATCCCATTCACGCATTATTTCTCCATCGCCTGCATCTACGTCGTCGACTACATCTTTTACATACAAAGCTAAATGCTGCTCATCAGTAATACTACTTTTAAGCAAATCAGCTTTTCCCATATTAGCAACATACACATAGTCATAGTCTACGTTATTTTCTAGAGTCACACCGTATTTTGCAAGCATAGAGTCGACTTGGTCTTTTGTAAGAGGCTCTATTTTCTCTGTCTTACCGGTAGAAGCATTCTTTTTGCGCATTAAACTTACTGCAAAATCACATGCCTTTTTATTAAAGTGCCATCCATGAAACCGAAGGTATTTTCTCATTTCCGTTGGTATGTCATCATACATATCAAGCGGTAATCTTTTTCTTGCTGCCATATTATTAAAGTTTTTTAAGTAAAAGAGGCCGTACTCAACAAGCACGGCCTCAGTTGAAATTAGTTATTAGTAGCGGCGTCCTCGACCGTATCTACGACGACCATATCTACCAGTGCCAGGTACACCCCGGCGCTCATTGTAGTCTTCATCGTCGTCATCGTCGTCATCGCGGTAACCACCTGTGCCACTGCCATTACCACCGCTGCCACCGTAGCGCTCATCAAACTCTTCTGACTCAAGAATTTCATCTTCGATAAATTCCATGAGCTTCTTTGCGCCTCTATGCACTTTTTCTGCGCATTCATAAAGCTTATCAGCTTGGCGCTCTTTGATTTTAATTATCGTAGGCATATTTTCTACAAAATTACATGTTTAACTTTTCTTTACAGGGCTTCCCAATTGCTCTAATAAAGAGGCCATCATACCTTTCATTTCGGATTGTGACTTGTAAAGTTCTTTTAGCTGTGTTTTTAACTCACTGTTTTCCTTCTCAAGTCTTTGCCTTTCTGCTATTTCAGGATTTAGCACAACCATTATATTCTTGCAGCTTTCGATAATCTGTCTATGAGCATTTATAACATCATCTGCAATAGCGACTTCGCTATTATGCATATATGCTGCTACTTCTGCATTTACAGCATCTCTGTTACAAGATACAAACAATCCATTACCACAATCCTGAATATCAGTAGAGGGAGTTAAGCCTTCGATAGGCTGAACCTTGTCTCCTATTTTAATGGACAAATCTACGACTTGCTCTTGCTGTTGAGGCATAAAGCCAGCATAAGGCTGTCCTGGAGTTGGAATTGGATATTTCTGCCGTATTTTAGGCTCGGCGATAACCTGTCCTATCTCCAATTTAGGAGAATTATCTTTATGAAAGATATAAACTGTACTGCCAGTTCTTAGATTTTGAAAAGCCATGATTTTTAATTTTTAATTACGTAGTCGCGGTTGTAGCCGCAGCTGTCGGAAATACATACAGAGTTCCATCTTCTGAGTCGTAAATAGCTAAGAATATACCTGCTCTTGCAACATCAGCTACTGTTAAAGGAGCTCCAGTTTCATAGTTGATAGCTGCTTGATTGTTTCCATTCGTAGCAAATACTATTGGCAAAGTTGCTGTCGTTCCTGTAGGAATAGAAGGCAGTTTGAATAGTATCAATCCAACGAAAGGAGCATTAAGAAATCTATGGTTCTGAAAACTAAAGCGTACCTCTGAAGTATTAACTGTTACTGAATTTGCTTGAAGGCGTGGAATACCTTGGCTATTAGCGAGTATGTAAGGGTTAATAGGATATGACATAATAGCCTCCTTTCTTTAATTAACCCCAGCCACCATTATTGCCGCAGTTATAGCCATAGGCATATGGATAGCCACCGAACACACCGCACGCGCCATAAGCCGCAGGCGATACCTGAAGAGGAATGTTAAAGCCAGTATTGACTTTTACATAATTGTCTCCACAAGGAATTACTTTAGTTTCAGGCAAATGGCACTTAATGCCTGCAATCTCTGCATTAAGAGAATTGATGCCAGCACTCAAAGGAGCTACAGCTTGGCCAATCATCTGAGCAAAAGCAGCTGACTGCTGTGCATTATTGATGATAACAGCCTGTTCAGCAATTCGACGGTCGCGCTCAGCAATTTCACGCTGCATTTCACGCATCTCAGCGGCGCGCTGACCAGCGAGAATTGACTCAGTAGATGCTTGAATAGCTTTTTCAATATTACAAGTCTGGTCACGAGTTGCATAGCCAACATCGGCAAAGCCACGCTCAACACTACGATTAACGTCATTAAGCTCTCCTTGCAATGCAATAGTCTGGTCCTTGATACCTGTTTTGATATCGCAGCAGCAGTTGCAGATTTGCTGAGTAAGAGCCATATTGCCTTGCTGAATTGAGTTGATAATTTGCTGACCAGTCATACCGACCTGATTACCTACATTGCATACCTGACTAGCAACTTGCTGGATAGCAGCCTGTATCTGGCCAACAGAACAATTCAAAGTGCTTGCCAGCTGGCTAATATTAACGCCATTGCGTTGAATTGCGTCCATGAGCATTTGGCGCTCCGTGCTGTTGTTATTATTGCCAAACAGGCCATTGCCATTTCCTCCGAAGATTGCAGCGATGACAATAAGAGCGATAATACCGTCCCAGCCATTTCCAAATGAGCCGTTTCTGTTTCCACACAAAGCCATTACTGCATTAGCATCAAGGCCATTACTGCATTAGCATCAAGGCCTTTAGACTGACAGGCAGATGCAAGCATACCTGCAAGGAAGTTATTCCCACTACCTCCACTGTCCGGAACTACGATTGTCTTTTCGACATCAAAATTTCCCATAATTTTAGAAATTTTTAATTGTTAAACATTTAGTTATCTATATATTTTCGCGAAAAACATATATTCATGTGTAAATATAAAGAATTATCATGAATCTTCAAACTCTCTGCTATTGTCAATTATAAAAAGGTGAATCTATCAGAAATCATTTTTAAATTTCATCGCACAATCGCCACGCCGTCCGCCCTCATACCCGCCCAAATATTGAACGCAAACATTACTACTAACGCATATACAAAACCTTTTGTCGGAGTCAAATATCCAAATAACGGACTAATAGTAGAAATAGCAATCATACGGTATTGTTCCCAATTGAATAATCTTTCCATAATATTTAAACCATTCAAAATAACCCATATTTTCCAAATAACAATTGTCGTTTTCTGACGCTTTAGCCTCCTTTTCAAATGATATGTCTTTGTATGCGTTCTTTAATTTGAACAATGATTTAAAGAACCATTCAAGAACATACCAAATATAAAAAGAAAACAACGGCAATATATACCACCATGCCGAAATATCAAATATCAATTGCAATATAAACATTATTACCCATCCGGCAAAAAACATTTCTATCCATTGACGGGCGTGAGTACATTCGTGATTGCGTACACTTTGAGGCATTTCTTTTTTGTCCTTAAATTCAGTAAAAACAAATGCCGTCAAAGTTATTGTCGTATAATTAGCCCACAAAATTACGTGGGCTAACTTACTATTGTATATAATTTTTTCATATTAAATATAATATTTAATCCTCATTAAATGGGTGTTCAAAGTCGTATGCTACAAATTCAACTCCTTGGTCGCTCATATAGTCGTTTATACCCATATCAATAACAACCAAATACGGGCTATCTGAAGAATTTACAATTTCTTTAATATCGTCTATACTAAACCCCGTGTTATTTCCTTCTGCCTTAGTTGTATTCCATGATGATGTTGGCGGAGTTAATCCGTCTTGGTTTTTATAATTATAGAAATTATATTTTCTGAAATACGACCCTGCTTTACTTTTATTTGTCATTCGGCAACTTGTTATTTCTTGTATTAATTCCGGGTATTTTTGTCCTACTGCAAAGCTATATGTATTTCCGGCTGGAATAGAAGTACCTACCCATAATATATGTTTATCTTGTAAGTTACCAAACAATGATGTCAATTGTGAACTTAAAAATGTAGCATATTGTTTTACTTGATTATCTTTTTGTACAACTTTTACGGTTACATTTGTAGCATTTGACTCTATGGTTGGCGTTGTCGTTTTTTGCGACGTTGTTGTCGCTACATAATTAAGTGACATATAAACATAATTATATGTATCATTTTTATTTTTGTTTACATTTGCTTTTATAGATAATCCATTTAATATTTTATCTACTACGGTTTGCAAATTGTCACCATCTTCGATTGTAATATTGGATTCATTATTCCAATCGCTTTGATTAATTTTTATCGTTCCACTTTTCGCCCCATCTTCCGAAATAGAAACATAAAGTCTTACGTCGGGATTTGACGCCGCCGGGTGCAATCTGTCAGCCATCTTTGCTATAAGATTTTCATTTGCTTTATGTGTATATAATGCTTGTTTCGTTATATCAATATAAGGCAAATTCCAATATTCAGATATAGCCTTTATTGTTCGATTTACATTATCAAAGTTAGATACAGATTTAATGAAAGAATGTAAACTACCTTGATTGTAAATTGTAGATAGCAATACAACGTTTTGGAATGGGCTTGATTCAAATATTGCATCTAAAATTGTATTATAACCACCTGCAAATGTAGCCAAATTTCTTGTTCCAATATTTATTTTATAATCATCAGAAACGCCAATATAATGCTTAAAATCTTCTTCCTTTAAAATGAATAATTTATTTGCTAACCACGGCTTTATTGTTTTTTCAATATTTATCTCCATAGTTGACATACACCAACTAAAACCTTTAAAAACGCACCAACCATTATTATTTAACAATATTGCTCTATTACTCCAACCTAACATTTCGCTTTCTACTTGTTGTATATGAACTTTTCCACGACTACCTTTAGTAACATCCATTCCAACATTTCCGTCTAAATTTCTTATTTTCAATGTGTATGGTGCTGTATAATTCATATTCATTGGCAAACTGAAATAAATCGGTTTACCGTCTGATATATCTAAATTAATAGTATCATCAATTCTATTCCATAGGTTTACATAATTAAGTTTATCTGTTTCATCGTTATAATCAGCCCAATATTCTTCTTTTTCAAAATTATTTGGGTCTGTTGATACAAATTGTTTTGTCAAATATTCTTCTTCTACATCTTTATGCTCTACACTTTGTATAATATATTTGTAAGTCATTTGTTTTGAACTTACAATTGTAGTCCTAATTCCGGTTGATTCATTTGGCGGTGTTGGTATCGAACTTCCATGCCCTCTTACGTTTCTTTCACATGGAATAACAACCTTGTATTTATTGGGTTCATCATCCAATTTTTCGACAATTGGTTGTAAAGTAGCATATTTCGATTTTGTTTTAGTAAAGTTCAATAAATCTCTTTCAATATCTTCTATCCCCATATCTTTATTATATCTTAAAGATATATATACAATTCCATTTGGACCAACATCAAACGTCCATCCTGCTGTAAGTCTTGGGCTGCTTGGATCTGTGTATTCAAGTTTAAATACTATTTCAAAATCACTTCCACTCGTTTCTTCGCAATTGAAATTAATATTCGATTCATTTCCCAAATACTCAAATACAAAGTACGATTCATTATTATAATCTTTCAAACTCCAATTTTCCGGTAATTTCCCTTTTATATCATCGTGTATTGCTTTTGCTATCTTTGTATATGGTACGGCGTATGTTGGCGATTGATAATTTGTAGTTATTATGTTTGAACCCAATGTCGTTTTTACGATAATACTTTGATTTGTGACATTATTTGTACATAATACAACTTTAAATTCCTTTAGATTATTCTTTATAAGAAACGAACCTTTGTAGCCAAAATTTCTTAACCCTTGCGGAATATAAGAAAAAGCCTCTTGTAATGATGAATACGCTTTAATTGGCTTTGCTATGTCAGCTTCCAACCTTTCAACTTCCGACTTTATATTTTCTTTAATGTCGTTTATATCATTGTACAGACATTTAGACAGATTTATATTTGAAGAACCGGTATTTCCGCTTGTTTCTTTTACTTTTAAAACTCCCTCAACGGTAACTCCCGCATCAGTAAGATATACTTTAAATGATTCATTTACGTCAACTGACGGTATTGTAACAACTTTTGTATCACCTCCATTTTTTGTATAATAAAAACTAAATGTATCTGTACTCCAATAAACATTTAATTTCAGTTTATCATTTATGGATATATTTCCATAAACTTTTAAGTTATCAAATAAAGCTGCGTTTAATGCTGGGTTATCTGATATTGATATTTCTTTTTCCGACACAATTCTTTCCCAATTTTTATCTTTTACCCATTCCAAATCAGTAAATGAAGTACCAATATATTGTTCATTTATCCAACCGTTTAATGGGTCTTTATAGCTTATTTGAATACCTCCTTTTCGCATTTTTGAAACAACTTGTTTTCTCGTTGTTTCAACGTCTGTATTCCATTCTAAAATCATATTTCCACCACCGGAACCAATTTCCAATGTTTGCTTGCTCCACGTTCCATTCCATTTAAGAACTCCTAATTGCCCAATTTCAATTGTAAGATTTGAAAAGTTTGTGTATGTTCCCTCTCCCGCTAAATAAAAAACATTTTGGTCGGGTGTTCCCGGCGCGGTGTCCGGCGTGGCAATCCCGGCAAACGTTGCATTTGCCCCAATAACACTTATTATGTTATTCAGCACACTTTGAAGAACTTGTCCTGTTATTTCTTGATTGCCATTAGTCTTTATAACTTTAGCAACCGCTGCTTTTAAGTCGCTCCAATTTGCCATATTTATTATTCTGTTTTAAAATCATTATTAAAGTCTCTATTAAAATCTCCTCCAGATAAACTAGGAGTATATCCACCTATATTAGCGATTACAGTATCCGTTTCAAACTCACATTCTACAGCAGCTAAATCTCCTTGGTCTTCCCATTCAGGCTCCATATTAAATGTAGTCAAATCGTAGACTTGGAGTTTGCTTGTTATCTTTTTATTTTCACACAGCCTCACAATCCTAAGAGCATCACATAGATATTCAGGAGCTATAAATGTGAACTTATAAATCTTTTTACTTACTTGGCTCTCAATAAAAGTATAGCCCATCCGCTCAGTGGCTTCTTCTTCAAAATCATATTCAGGCTTACCAATCTGTGTATTCAAATAGCACCTAAATTTGAAATTATCAGAAAAGTCTACTATGCCATTTTTAAGTTCAAAGTTATATGAATTGTAATACTCAAGAAGTAAATAGTCGTCTACTTTATTAGTTACAGTGAATATATCAGAATATATAGTTCCTAAACCTGATATTGAAACAGCTAAATAATACAAACCTTCATGCTTTATTTCAACTATAGGAAGAGTACCAGGATATTTAAGAAGCTTAAAGTTAGTATATGACTTAATAACTAAGCCATTTTCTTTCATACTCGCTGTTATAGTAGTATATGCCCCCGTATTGAAATTATACAATCTCACCCAATCTATAGCTGTTCCACTGGCAAGAACTACTTGAAAAGGCAATAACATATTCTTATAGGTTATTAGCGGATAAACCTGGCCAAAAGCATAATCTTTACGATGATTTTGCAGTGCAAGATTATCGTAAAAAGGCAATGGCGATATGTTATTATTCACTAACTTCATGCTGCTAATTTACAAATAAAAATCTATATAAGAAAATTTCTTAATAATTTTTAACACACAGCTTTATTGAGGCACATAAAGTAATCTTACTTTAGCATGGCGAGTATTTACATTGACAGAAATCTCATCTATTTTGCCATTTCCTATAGTGGTTTTAATCAATTCAAGTTCATCCAAATCTTCTTCAGTAGGAAATTCTATAGTATGCTTCATACACATTTTTACACCATTCGCATATAAATATCCAAGCACATTACAGTCAAGATTTGATGCAGGCATATCATACATATAAAAGCGCACAAGGTATGCCCAAGCTGCATAGAAATTCTGAATTACAGCATTATATGTATCACCGTTTTCATCTACCAACTGTGTTTCAACTATGGGCAATTCTAAAGAGGAGCCATTTTTAACAGGGCATAATAATGCAAAGCCATCATCTGAGAAATTAGATGGGTTAAATAGCATATAATCCACGTCAGATGAAAACTGGCTTATATTTATTTCTTCTGTTTTATCTTTCTGTATATAGTTAGATTTAACATCTATGGTTACTCCACCAAACAAATCAGTAACGTCATCCATCCAGCCAAATTCATATCGTTGGTTTAGGTCTGTTTTATCATATTCTACTTCCGATTGAAAATATGATGATAGCTTTTTGTTAAACTGGTCTACTAGTTTAGTAAAATCAAGCTGAACATTTGTATTATAAGAGTATGAGCCTCCTCTCATAAAGAAACTTATGTGTTCAATCTTAAATTTACCATCTTCTATATACCAATAACATCTAAAACAATCACGAAGCATTTTCATTATATCTTCTAATGATACTTCTGCTTTTTGAGCGGGCTGGTCATATTCACCTTTAAGTATATTTGTTTTTTGTGTTATGTGTACATAAAATCTTGCCATCGACATTGGTACGGTTGTATCATACAAAAAGCGACTATATTCGGCAGTTGCTTCATGCTGAAGAGTAGGGTCTATTTCTTTAAGCAAAGCCTTTATTGCTGCTGCTATAGAATAACTATCCCTAAGAGTATATTGCTTTCTTAATCTCTGCTCAAATAAAGAATAATAGCTATCATATACATACCACAATGAAGCATTAGCCCAAGAATTTCTACTAATAGGCAAAGGTCTGCCTATACCAGTGCTACTAGGAATAAATTCATTAGTAAAATACTGGTTATAGTCATTTAAGCCATATCTTGTAGGTTCATCTACTGCTCTAGAAGTACAGAAAAACATTCCGCCTGTTAGCCCAATACACTTTTTATAATTTCTGTTGTCTGTGGCAAAGTCATCAGACGGCAAGTCGTATGTATTCTTTACACCTTCAGAGTCTTCTACAGAATCTACATCGCAAAGCAAACGCCTGTAGATATGATATACGAAAGGACTCTCTATAGTAAACGTATCATTTGAATTATTTACATTTACCATCTTAATATTCTCGATCCCTATATATTTATTGTCAGGGTCACTAACAGACCACTGCTTTTCTGACTGATATAACAGGGTATTATCTGAATTTCTATATAAACGTATCCAATACATAGTAGAGCTTCCATCTACTAATTCCATTTTGCACGTGTAACCTGGATTCCATTTACTCCAATATCCGTTTGTTCCAGCGTATACTCCATTAACATCAGAAATGCTAGCATTTCTTATATAAAACTCATTTCCTGCTTTTATATAAGAAAAATAATACTTGTTTATCAAGTCATTATGGTTGTCGATTGCTTCATTTACGTCATCTTCCCAGTATATGCCGCCAAAAAAATTAGATATTGAATTGGCACCTTTTACATAAACCTGCATTAAAGAACGTTTATGCAGGTTTATTCTTGATATAGCTGGAGCAAGTTTTATAAGGTCATAAGTATTTTCATATTTATTAACCACATCATTATATTCATCAAGAGCTGTTGTTTTAAGCTCACATGACTTTTTTTCATAGTCAAGTTTGCAATCTGTTTTATTAAATTCGCCTTTATAATACTCTATCCATTTACCAGAAGTCCTATTGTATTTATCTATAATAAGTATCATCTGGTCTTCTAGA